TGGATCATTCTTCACATTCAAGAGTGCTACAGAATCCAAAACAGATGTTTCAACATCTACAGTTCTCTTTAAAATTAATGGTTCTGTTAAAGAATCGTTCATCAGAACAACTTATTATGGTTCTGGAAAAGTTTCTCTGCTTCGCGGTGCTGCAGAATCTTCAACAGTTAGAGTACCACCAGAAACTCAACTATTCAAAATTACTGGTGTTTCTACACAATCCACCACCAAAGGAAATTATACATCTTTTGGTACAGAATTTATTTCTGGAGCAGATACAGAATCTATCAGAAAAATTTATACTGGTTTTGGATCATTCTTCACATTCAAAGGTGTCACAGAATCGAGTTCGTTCTCGCCTGTTTCAAAAATTACAGATCTCAAAATTTCTGGATCTGCAGAAATTACTCATACAGAATCTTATCAGGGAACAGGAACAGAATTTGTTTACAATTCTGCATCAATATCTCGCACATATCCAACTTACAATGGATCTGGATCAGAATTTATTTCAGGTGCAGCAAATCAAAAAACAATTTCTTCGTACAGTGGAAATGGAAATATTACAGAATTTGGTGGTTCTGCTCAATCTACATTCACAGCAATTCCATCAGAAACTCTACTTTACAGAATTTCTGGAACAGCAACAACAAGTTACAATTCAGTATATGCAGTACAAACATCTGGTCAATTCTCTTATACAGGAAATGCAGATCTGCTTCGCAGACAAACATTCACTGGATCTGGATCTCTATTTGCACTCAACTCTGCAACAATTACACAAAGAGTTGTCATTATTGTTGAAACAAATCTCTTCAGAATTAGTGGTGGTGAACGTAATAGCTACAACAGAATTTCTATATTTGAAAGCGGTACAATCAATATTTCTGGTAACTCTACAAATGAAAAAGTATTATTTGCACCAGCAAGAATTTTTGGTACAATAATTTAAAAATTTTTATAAATAAAGTAGCAACTATTCAACTGCCAAATGACAACACAAGTACAGTTTCGTAGAGGAACTACAGCTCAACATGCTTCATTTACTGGTGCTCAAGCTGAAATTACAGTGGACACTGATAAAAAGACCGCTATTGTTCATGATGGTTCTACAGCTGGCGGAATTGAATTAGCCAGGGCCGATGGTGCAATTGCTATGGCAATTGTATTCGGTTTGTGATTTAGATATATAGTAATAACGTAAAAAAACAGCACTCACAGGAATTTTAAAAAATGGCAAAGCAGTTATCGTACTACTACACTTTTACTCCAGGAACAAGAACTGTTGTAATTACTGGTAATGTTAACAGAAAAAGATTGTTACTAATTACCAATACAACACGTAATGTAATTATCTATAATATGACTCAGCCATCGCTGGGCGCATCTGCAATTACTTATGATGCTGATACTGACCAAACTACAGTTGTATTGACATATGACACTGGAGCAGCTGGTCATCAATCAACAGATACTCTTCAAATTTTTGCTGAACAAGATGCAGTAAGATTTGAACCTGCTGAATATTTGATTGATCCTGTCAGTAAACTTCGCGTATCAGAACCTAATACTCTGATTGATACGGACTTTGAATATGGTTTGCAATCAGCTAAATGGGAAAGTTTGGAAAGATGCAATAACGTTCCATCATTCTATTCAGTTTCTGGTGATACAAGTATTTCTAATATTGTTGCTATTACAACAAATGGTGGTAGAGAAATTACTGTAACTACTGCAAGTGCTCACGGATTAACAACAGGTATTCCTATTGATGTTCGTGGACTTAACTCTATTACTGCCGAAGGTACTTGGTTAATTCGTAAAACAACTGATTATCAGTTTACTTACGAAACTCCTGTAACGCAAGCAGGAACTACTTCTCTGCCAATTTCAATTTTAACACCTTATACTACAATTATTGTTGGTAGATTTTACGTTAACTCCGTACTTAACTTAGATAATACTGCAACAGTTGATGAAGGTCCTATGGTGACCGATGCGTTATCACCTTCTAGCACTCTTGCTGTAACAACAGCATATGATCACGGGTTTGTAACAAATTCACCTTTCTATTTGACAAATACACTTGGTAATATTTCGGTAAACTTTGACCCAGCATCCTTCTCGGTTGGTGGTAATATTGAAGACAGAACTTCATTTGATTATGATACAGGTTTCTTTAATCCTTATGAACCAGTTCATGATGGTTGCACTTTAAAAAGAATTCCTGCAAATTACGTTGATACCAATACTGGAGCAACTGTAGCAATTTCTTCTGGTCAAATTTCTGGCACAACTTTAACCACAACAGGCAACCCATCACTTCTGCCAGGTCATACAATTACTGGTACTGGTGTTGCACCTAATACTATTATTTTAAGTGGTTCTGGTAACTCTTGGACTGTTAATATTTCACAATCTACAACTAATGGTCCTCTAACTGCATCTTGGCCTACTGCTGGATTTATCAGAATTGATAATCACGGTTTACAAACTGGTGATGCACTTTGCTATATTGGAACAACTCATACTACCAGTCCTCAAATTAATGCTGTATCTGCTGGATATTTCCAACTTGGGGCTGGTAATATTCCTACTTACAACAACGATGGTACTGGTGGTGCAAACGCAGCTGGTTGGATGTATGCTGTAGTAATTGATAAAGATTTTATCAGAGTTGCTACTAATCCCAAAGATGCTAACGACGGTACAAATTTAATTTCATTCTCTAGTTTTGGTGGTAACTCCACTGCAACTCTGTTCTTCGGTCTGATGAACAAGAGAGGTTATGAAATTCAATCAAGTATTTCTTCCATTCAAACTGTAGCAACTTCTTCTGAAGTAAGAGTAGCATTCCCTGCTGGTACTACTTGCAAATCTCTGAATATTTACCCAGAGATGCAAATTACACTCAGTAATACTGGTGTATCTTCACTTGATGGTGTTTATGTAGTTAAAGAATATCCTACAACTTCTAATTTCTCTAATGAAATTTTCAATGAAACGGATACTCACTTTATTATGGAGGGTCCAACAAACTCTTCTGGTAACCTTGCTACACAAGCATCTAGTGTAACATATTCACTTTCTGGAACTGCTTCTGCTGTAAATACCATTTTAACTCTTAGTAGTTATGAAAAATCAATTCAACCAACTTCAATCACTGCAGTTTCTGGTAGCACTGTAACTATTAATGGTGTTTCTGCTCTCGGTGATGGTAGCAATCCTTATCGTGTAGGTTCTGTTGTAAGATTTACTGCTCTTGGTTCACTGACTGGCGTAACTCCTAACCTGGATTACTTCATCTCTGCAGTAGGATCAATTTCTTCAGGTTCTGCAACTCTTACACTTTCTTCTACACATCCAACAGTAGCAACAACTCCTGTAACTCTTGGTGGTACAACTAGTGCTGCAACCTTTACTGGCACAATTACTGGTAATACTTTAACTGCTTCTTCTGTAACTGGATATCTTCAAGTAGGACAATTAATTACAGGAACTGGAGTAACTGCTGGTACAGTTATTACTGGATTTGGTAGTGGTACTGGTGGTGCTGGTACTTATTATGTAAATATTCAACAAACTGTAAGCAGTGTTTCAATGACTGCTTCTGCTAATTTAAAAGTTTATACCAACGGTATTCGTGCTCAAGTACATTCGGGTGCTAACTCTTGGCAGAATCATACAAGAATGTCAATTCATGATTGGTGTTCATTAACTGGTAAAATGTTTACTCGTGAAGCAATTTCCAACACAGGACATTCCATTTATATTAAAAACCACGGACTTACAAATGGTCAACCATTAATGTTTGTTGGTGGTGGTAATGGATTTGTAAACTCTGCTGGTAGTGGTAGTGCAGTTGCTTCTAACTATGCTATCTTAAATGAGTCTACAAATGGAGGTTATGTTTATTTCGTTTTAGTAAGTGATAGAGATAATTTTACACTTTGGACCTCTGAACCAGATGGATTTACTGGTGCATATGGTGGTTGGGTAACAACACCAACTGTTGGCGGAACAATGGGAACACTAAGCGGTAACGTTGCTCAAGTAGTTTTAAGCCCAACTGGATCTCCTTCAGTTCTTCCTATCACTCAATCGGGCGGTATTTATCAGTTACATCCTGGATTTATTGTTGGTAACTTTACTTATAATACCAACTCAGTTGCTCAGGGTAGAGATCGTGCTATCTCTCAGAATGGAAAACTTCCAGCATGGTTAACAGATAATGCTCCTGTTATTGTTAAAGCAAACGTAGGTGCTACTCTTCCAACTAACGTTGGTAATTCTCCAAATACTTATGCTTTTTATAACAAATACTTTACAAGAGGTGTTGAAGAAACAATTACTAACGTAACTTCATTTACTGGTTCTATTACTGGAACTACATTGACAATATCTGCTATTACTTACGGTGCTCTGCAAGTAGGTCAAGAATTATCTGGAACTGGTGTAAGTGCAGGTACATATATTACTGCATTTGGAACTGGTACTGGTCAAGCTGGTACATATTTTGTAAATAACTCACAATCAGTAGCTGGTGGTACTACATTTGTTGGTTATCAAAGATCTGAAATGACGCCTTCAGGTAAAAGTGAATTTGCTCTGGCAATTGTACAAAATGGTCAACCAATTGACTTCGGTGGCAGCCCAACTCCTGGTACTTCAACTGCAACGGCACCTGCTAAATTCTTCTGCACAAGAATTGTAGAAAATTCATATTCTAACTCATTCTTCCTTCCATTCCATGGCGGTGTTGCGGGACAAAGAACAACTTATGCAACTGGTGCTTTTGGTGGAACAACTGATACAGCATCTGTTCTTCCAGTTGCAGCAGGATATCCAAAACCAGCATTTGATTATGTAACTGACCGTTATAATATTAAGTGGCCAAGAATTAGTTTGTTTATGTCACAAACTGGTAGTGCTTCACAAGGAAGTACAACATTTACTGGTAACGTTTACGGTACTGGAAACGTAGCATATAGTTCAATGCCAGTAACTGGTGGTGCTGCTACTAACGCAATTTCTGCTGGTAGTACGGGATCATTTGGTACAACCAAATATAATATGGTTCCAGTAACCAATGATATCTTTAAGATTACTCAAACTGGTTCTTCATTCCTGCCAACAGGTCAACCAACAATTCAGTTTACAATTAACTCTTCACAGTCAATGTCTTATGGTGCATATAATAACGCAACTGTAGGTACAAGAGGAACTTCAACTGTTGGTGGTCCTTTTGGTGTAACAGCATATAAGTTTGGTACAACAGCATCTGCCAAAATTCCTAACTCTAATGCAAACAGAATTATTGTTCCTATTCAGAGAATGACATTCCTTGAGAATGATCTTGTTCGCTATGATACATCTGGAGGTTCTGAAATTGCTAGTTCATTTACTGGCATTTCTGGTCTTCAAAATGGACAAGTTTATTCCATTAAAAACGTTTCATTAAAAACTCCTATTTCAACATCAATAAATACAGCAAAAACAATATCTGCAACTGCAACTGTATTTGATCTTGATAATACTATTACTGATATTTTTACTGGATCTATTTCTGGCAATACTTTAACAGTAACTACAGTAATTTCAGGAACACTTCAAGTTGGTATGTCAATTACTGGTACTGGTATTGCTGCTGGTACAGTAGTTACCGCATTAGGTACTGGTATTGGTGGAGTTGGTACTTATACTATCAACGGTCAACCACAAACAGTATCTTCCACAACAATTCAAGGTGTAACTGCTATTGATATTATGGCAGGTGATATTCTTCAGATTGGTACTGATGGTTCTGAACAAGTTTATGTAAATCCAGCAGCAGTTATTACAGCAACAATTTCTGGTACTACTTTAACAGTAAGTGCTGTAAATGGAACTCTTACACCAAATCAATTAATTACAACTTCTGGTACAACTGTAAATCCAGCACAAACTGTACTTGATAATACTGCAATTGTTAGTCAACTCAGTGGTACTACTGGCGGTGTTGGTACTTATTTAATTAATAATGCACAAACAATCTCAGTAACAACTAATATGATTGTTTCTGGTGGCAGCAATCAAATTACTGTAACTAGAGGTTATGGTGGAACAACTCCTGCAATTATTCCAGAAGGAACTCCATTGTATAAGATCTATGGTTCATTCCAGTTGTACTCGCAAGTACTTCTGCAACCAAGAGCACTTAGTTTTGGTATTACTACTGGTCAAATTGATGCCACTAATATGATCTTTAACTTTGGTGGTACTGTAGCTGCTAGCGGTACTCCAAAAGCGCACAACCTTCGTACTGGAGATCCACTGCTTCTGTCATCTGGCGGCGGCGGCATTGTCAGTCCATTCGGTTATAGCATCGTCAACAGTGGAGCTAATGCCACTATTGTATATGCAATTGTTACTAGTGATTATGCATTCAAAATTGCTCCTACAAAAGAAGCAGCATTCTCTGACTTCTCAATGACAATCACTAACGTTGCTACATCATTTACTACAATCGTAGATACAGTTCCTTTAAAATCTTTTGTTAATATTTCTGATGTTACACACAAACTGTTGAATGTTTCTTCTACAGGTTCTATTGACGGTCCTTATGTTGCAAACTCTGTAACTTCCAGAAAATTAAACTTAAAACCACAAACAAATACTTCTCTTACAATTAATTCTAGAGAATTAACATTTAATCCAGCAAAAACACTTAATCAAAAAACAGGTCAATTCATTTATACGGGTCATGGATTTTCAACTGGAACAAGAGTAATTTATTCTAGAAATAGTAATCCATTTGAAATTGGTAGAGAGAAGCAAAGAAATTATCAAATTACTAACATAAGCAGAGTACAACAAGCAACTGCAACTGGTACTCCTGGTCTTGCAACACTGACATTCTCTGCTGCACATGGTTTAACAATTGGACAAATTTATCAAGCACAATACATCAATATTGATGGTACTAATGCTACAAATGAAACTTTTGATGCTGTAAGCGTTCCTGTATACGTCAGTTCCACAACTCAAGTTCAATATATCAGTCCTATTTCAAACACTGTAGTAAGTTCTACTGCAGTAACTGGTACGATGTCTCTGAGAGGAACTTTACATCCTCAAGCTGGATATAATGCACTCTATGATCTTGATCTTACTGCTGCTCCTTCAGGAAATGGAACAACTGTAACTTATACTTTTGCTAATACAATTTTAGAACCTTTTGCGGTTAATGATACTGTAAATGTAACTGGTGTTCTGGTTGCTGGAAGTACAAGTAATGGATATAATGGAACTTTTAAAGTTACTGCTTGTACTACAACAAGTGTAACTGTAACAAACACTACAACTGGTGGTTCACCTTCAATTACTGCTACTGGATGTTCAGTAAGAGGTACTTATTATGTAATCAGAGATAGTTTTGATCTGTTCCGTTTAGCAAAAACAAAAGCAAATGCTCTGAGTGGTATTCCAATTGCCAATTATTCTACAACTGGTTCAAACCAGATTGTACCAATGCAATTCAACCTCTATGCAATGCAAAGAACTTCTGGGGTAACTACAATTACAACTGGTAACCAAGCAGGTGGTGCTACAGCGCATGGTCTAGTAATTGGTATGGTTTATAATGCATCAATCATTGATATTAACTGTGGTGGTGCTTATGTATCTGGTTCTACTGTAGTTCCTTATACCTCACTGAACGCAAGTAATGTACAAATTACTGTAACTACAACCACTCAATTTACATATTCTAATCCTGGAACTGATATTCCATCTACAAACATTGGTAATACTAATACTCCAGTTGTTGGTACTATGACCATTTCTGGTCTGAATGAAGCGGGTCATAAATTGATTTCATATCAGGTGGCTGGCGAAACTATGGGTAATGGTACTGCTACCATTAACTCTAAGGATGCTCTCCTCACTGATCCAACTACTTTATCAAACAATATTAGACCAGCAACTGAAAGAATTGTTCTTACTTCACACGGGTTTAGCACTGGCGACCGTGTTATCTATCGCGTATGGGGTAATGGTACTCCAATTCTTGGATTAACTGATGGTGGTAACTATTATATCAATAATACATTCAACTCAATTACATCGGGTCCTTTAGCTCGTGGTGGTACTGAAAGTGGTCAAACTGCTAACCAATTCTCACTTCACAACTCTTGGGTGGGCGCTTACACAAACACTGACTTAGTTGATATTCTCGGTGGTGGTACTGGTAACGTTCATCAATTCAAGATTTCCAACCCAACATTGAAAGGAACAACATATAAAGGTGAGTGGTCTTCTGGAGATAACTACTTCTATGGAGATATTGTTCTTTTCCGTAGTCAGTACTTTATGTCGAATAACGGCGTAATTACTTCTTCAGGATCTTTCCCAAATAATGGTCAACAACCCGTATTAAATAGCGGTATATTTAATAATAACTGGCAAGAAATTCCAAATCTACCAGCATACTCTTCAAGATTCCTTGCTCAGTATAAAGGTGGTGATGCGCTCAAAATTAGCAATACAGTTCCTTCAAGATCTGTTACATTTGCTTATAGTGCTGTATCAACTACAACTGGTATCTTCAACGTTTCTAACCATAGATTAACAACTGGTGATGCTGTAATTTATCGCGTAAATGCTGCTGGTGGTAATAATTCTACTGCTGCTGCTACAACACTTTCTAATATTTACGGACAAACAAATGGTACTGGTGATCTTCCAATGAGACCACAAGCAGGAAATAACCCTGCTACGAATAATGATAAATTTATTGCTGATTATGTTTACTATGTAAACGTACTTGATACTGGTAACTTTACTTTACACACATCACTTTCTGGTGCTATCGCGGGTCAATCTTATACTTCAACCGCACTTAATACAATTTCTGGTGCTGGTTTCGCTTTCTCTAGTGTTGCTGGTTCAAGAAATGCTGCTGGTCTTGTAAGTATCACAACTGGTGCTCACGGTCTGCAAGTAGGTGCTACTTACCTTGCTTCAATTAACGTTGATACTGCTGGTTTTGAGAACTATGATGCATACAACGTAACTATCAACGTAACGAGTTCTACAATAATTACATATCAGACAAATATTCTAGGTAGTAGTAACTCTGGTACGATCAGTGGTACATTCCGTCTAATTGATCAAACTGATCTGGTTGTTCCTGGTAGTGCATTTACTGGTATTGGTTCTTATCATAGACTTGAAAAACTTGAAGGTCAAGTTTACGAACCAACTGTTATTGCTGTTAACAGTGATACTGAAATGGTTATTACTGATCCATTCCCATCCAGACAGTTTACATTTAACCCACAAGGTACATTTAATTCACCATCAGGAACTCAATTACCAATTATTAACTTAACTAATGGTGATATCTATATTCCAGGTCATGGAATTACTACTGGCACTAAACTTTATTATTCTCCTGGTTTAAATATCGGTTTGACACTTGGTAACGTAACTGCTGGCGGCACTTATTATGCAATTAAAATTAATGATGATATAATTCGCATTGCAACATCTCTGTCTAATGCTCTTCTGATGGTTCCAAATATTCCATCTAATACTGGTGCTGGTTTCTACCATTATATTGTTGTTGCAACTCCTGCTGGATCAACTAATATTCGCTATGATTCTAGTGGTAACTTGATTACTGATACTCAAGGTACTGGTTCACAGTATGCGGGTATTGCAAGTTCAAACTATTATTCCAATCAAAATGCTTCTAATATCAGTGCTGGTGTTCTACAAAGTTTGAATTTCCTCTATCCAACTGCTGTTTATGCAAGAGCAAATTGCATTAACTTACATAGACCATTTGATGGTGGTGTTGAACTTCAAAATGCTAAGGCTCCTCAAACACAAATTATTCGTCAAACCCGTAAGTATTTCCGTTATCAGTCAGGTAAAGGTTTACAATACTCTACTGGTATTAACTTTAACCCATCGCTTGACGTTTCATATATTACGCATGATGGTTCTACCTACGCAACAATTGTTACCAGAAAAGCTCATAACTTCTCTGCTGGAAACAAAATTAAAGTTGAAAATGTAACAGTTGCAACTGGTTCCGCTGCTCCTTATACAAACCCTGCTAATAGCCTCTATTTTACTGTATTTGATACTCCTGATGAATTTACGCTTCGTTATGCAACCAATGGTTTGCCCGCTGATTTATCGCCATCAGGTTATGCAAATCTGTTCCCATACGATTGGACTGATGCCAAAATTCGTGCTGGTATGTTTGACGATCAAAATGGTATGTTCTTTGAATTTGATGGACAAAATCTGTATGTTGTAAGAAGATCTTCTACTGGTCAACTTGCTGGAACTGTTTCTGCAACATTTAACAGCAATACAATAACTGGCATTAATACCAAGTTTACTAAACAATTAGCTGCTAATGATTATATTATAATTCGCGGTCAAACTTATAAAGTAACATCTGCACCTTCTGATACTAACATTCATATTTCTCCTTCATATAGAGGTGTTGCTGGTACAAGATTAATTGTAACTAAAGTTGATGAACTCAGAATTCCTCAATCACAATGGAATATTGATAAATGTGATGGAACTGGTGTTAGTGGATTTAAATTAAATCTGAACAGAATGCAAATGGCATACATGGATTATTCCTGGTATGGTGCTGGTAGAGTACGCTTTGGTTTCAAAGATACTCATGGTAAAGTATTCTATTGTCATGAAATTATTCACAACAATAAGAAAACTGAAGCTTATCTCCGTTCTGGTAACCTTCCCGCACGTTATGAAGTTCTGAATGGTGACAATCCAACATACTCACCATCACTCTATCACTGGGGTGCATCAGTAATTATGGATGGTAAGTTTGAGGATGATAAAGCGTATCTGTTTACTGCTGCTTCTGGTTCTGGTGGTTCTGATATTATTACAGTTCCTTCAACACTTTTTGGTACTCAGGTTCCAATTATTTCAATGCGTCTTGCTCCTTCCGTAGATAGTTCTCTTGTAGGTGCTCTCGGTTCCCGAGATCTGATTAACAGAATGACACTGAAGCCAAACTCTTGCGGTATTGTTATTACTAATACTAACAATAAAGCATGTTCAGTTCGTCTAATTCTGAACGGTAATCTTTCTCAATCTGCATATTTTACAAACTACGGTACACCTTCATTAACTCAAGTTATTAAACATACTGGTGCTATTAGTGATACTGTTTCTGGTGGTATAACGGTATTTGAATTCCGTGCTGCTTCTGGTGCATCTGTAACACAAGATCTTGGACAATTGATTGAACTTGGCAATTCAATTATGGGTGGTGATTATGTATATCCCAATGGTCCTGATATTCTGACTCTGGCGGTAGTACCAACAGATTCTACTTCTGGTACTGCTGGTAATACATTCGTAACTGCACGTCTCACTTGGACTGAATCACAAGCTTGATTTTTTCCAAAAACTCAATACTGGAGGGGGGAAACCCCCTCTTTTTTTATAAATACTTTTATAGGAGTATATTAACTTAATGGCACGTCCAACATCCAGACAGCAATTAATTGATTATTGCCTTAGAAGGCTAGGTTTTCCCGTGTTAGAAATTAATGTGGACGATGATCAGATTGAAGATCTGGTAGACGATGCTATTCAATTTTTTCAAGAAAGACATTTTGATGGTAATATTCGCACATTTTTAAAATATAAAGTTACTCCAGAAATTGTAGCGGCAGCAAAAACAAATAAAACAATTACGGTATCTGGAGTCACTCCGACAACTCTTTATGAACAAAATAATTATATTCCAATTCCAGATCATATCTTGAGTATTCAACAAGTATATGCTCAAGATAATAGTGTATCTTCTGTATCTGGTAATATTTTTAGTATTAAATATCAATTATTTTTGAATGATTTTTATAACTTTGGTTCAATGGAAATTTTAAATTATTATATGATTAAAAGTTATTTGGAAACTTTGGATTGGGTAATTTCAAACTTTAAACCAGTACGTTGGAACAAAAGAGAAAATAAACTTTGGATTGATACTGATTGGGATCAATTAACTTCAGGGACATATTTAATTATTGATTGCTACAGAATGCTTGATCCAAATGAAAGCACTGAAATTTGGAATGATGTATGGATGAAGAGATATCTTACTGCATTGATTAAACGTCAATGGGGTCAAAATCTTATTAAGTTTAAAAATGTAGCATTGCCTGGTGGTGTTACCTTAAATGGTAGAGAAATTTATGAAGATGCTGATACAGAAATTCAACAAATTATGGCAGAATTCCAACTGGCAGCAGAACTTCCACCCTTGGATATGATAGGATAATGGCAAGAAATCTTTACTTCACCCAAGGAACTGTAGGTGAACAAAATTTAGTTCAAGATCTTATTGATGAACACATCAAGATTTATGGTATTGAATGTTATTATATTCCTAGAAAAATTTATGAAGATAAACTTTGGAAAGATATTTATTATTCGGAGTTTAAAGATAGTTATTTAATTGAAATGTATCTTGAGAACTTTGAAGGATTTGGTGGTAAAGGAGATATGCTTTCCAAGTTCGGATTGAAAGTTACTGATGAAATTACTCTCACAGTATCACGTCGTCGTTGGAAAGATTTTGTAGATCTTTCTACTAATAAAATTGTACAAGGAAGACCCAATGATGGTGATCTTATTTTCTTTCCATTAAATCAAAATGTATTTGAAATTAAATTTGTAGAGAATCAAAGTCCATTTTATCAACTAAATAAATTATATGTTTATACTTTAACATGTGAAATGTTTGAGTATGGTGATAGCATTTTTGATACTGGAAATTCTAAAATTGATAATCTTGATAAAGAAAGTGGTGACTATCCTATTATTCTTAATGTTGGTGGTATCGGAAACTTTACTCCAGGAGAAAAGATTTTTGGGTCTAAATTTACAGCAACTGCTTCTGGAGCATTAGTAAGTAATTATCTTGGTACTATTACAGTAACTTCATCTGGTGCTGGATATGTAACTCCACCAGTAGTTTCTGTTTATGATGTGCAAGGTAATTTTATTGATTATGGTTCTTGTACTATTTCTGGTGGTAAAGTTAAATCAATAACTGGTCCAACCGCAATCTATACATTTTCTGGTGTGCCATCAATTGTTATTGGAGCATCTCCTAAAGATTCAACTGCAACTGTTGCTACTTGGGATCCTGATAATAGAACTGTCACTGTTGTTTACGCTAAAGGTGATTTTGCTGACGGCGAGCTTATCAAAGGAGAGACCTCCAAATCTGCTTGGAAAATTACTGAAACTGATGACATTGATACTAGTGGTGGAACTGATTGGTCTGAAAATAGACAAATTGAAGATGCTGGAAATCTTCTTATTGATTTTTCTGAATCAAATCCATTTGGTAATTTTGGAGATATGGAGGAGTTATTCTAATGTTAGGAAATTATTTTTACCACAAAATTATTAGAAAAACAGTTACCACATTTGGTACTCTGTTTAATAATGTACAAATTAAAAAATATGATGCTGAAGGAAACTTGATAAAGCAAGAAAAGGTTCCTTTGGCATATGGACCTATGCAAAAATTTCTTGCTAGGTTAAAACAAAATCCAGATATTGATAGAAATTTTACTATTAATGTGCCAAGATTATCATTTGAAATGACAGCAATTTCATATGATGGTAGTAGAAAAGTTCCTCCTATTCAACAGAATAGAGTAATTAATGATGAAACTAAAGGATATGATGTGCAGTATATGCCTGTTCCTTATAATGTTGAATTTGAATTAGGTATCATCACAAAATCACAAGATGATGCTTTGCAAATTCTTGAACAAATTCTTCCTTTCTTTCAACCACAATTTACTGTAACTATTGAAATGATTTCTGAAATGAATGAAAATCGTGACATTCCTATCATATTAAATAGTGTTGACTTTAATGATGAATATGAAGGTGACTTAATGGAGCGCAGAACTATTACCTATACATTAAGATTTACAGCAAAAACTTATCTGTATGGTCCTATTAGTTCTGGTGATATCATTAAGAAATCTATTTCCAATATCAATATTGGTGATAAAGTTACAAATTCTAGAGTTCTTAAATATCAAGTAGAACCAGAAGCAATTACAGATTTGAATAATGATAATGTAATAAATGCTGCAGATACAGCATTGCTAACAGCAGAAGATGATTTTGGGTTCAACGAGGGGGTAACATATTATGGACCATAAATTTAAAGAAAATATGGAAGATCTTTTTGATATTGAACCTATAGAAGCAGAAGCAGAAATTGTTTCTTCCGAACCTTCTATTCAAAATGCAGATGATATTGATACAGATTATAAGTATGCTCGTAATGAATTATATGAATTAATTAAGAAAGGACAAGTTGCCATTGATGAATTGATTGATGTTGCTCGTAGTAGTAATCATCCTAGAGCATATGAGGTTGCATTTCAAGGCATTAAAAATGTTGCTGATATTACAGATAAGTTAGCAGATCTTCAAAAAAAGATGAAAGATATTAAAACAGAAAATAAAAAATCTTCTCCAACAACTGTTAACAATACTATGTTTGTTGGGTCAACTGCAGATCTTGCAAAGATGCTTAAAAATGCATCAAAAAACCTAAATAATCAATAAAAGGAAATTAAGATGAGAGTTAAACTATTAGGAACAGCAGTAACACTGACAACTACTCCTTCTGTTATCGCAGCAACTGCAGTTGATGTTTTAGTTGTTCATCAATCTGGTGGTAGTGCTGCTAGAACTATAACACTTTATGAAAATGATGGAACCACTGTAGTTGGTTCATATTTTCAAAATCCTGGTTCACAAATTGTTTTACATATCAAAGCAAATCAAAAATTGAAAGTGGATTCAGCATCTGATGTTCATGTTACCCCAATAGGTTATTTTTCATAAGAAAAAAAACTGTTTTACTACCATGAAAATTTTCAAAAAATTTAGAAACCAACTTAAAGAAGATCATATTCCTATTGCTATGGGTAAGATGCTTGATAGTGAAGGTGCGATGATTAAAAATCAACTTGAAACGATTGAAAGATCTGTAGAACTTCTCAGAGCACAAATCAAATCAGATGATATGCAGATCCCAGCATGGGTTCAAGCAAAGGTCACTCTTGCCACAGAAAACATTCTTACATGTGCTAATTACATGGCAGGTAAAGATGAAGAAGTTAAAGAAGAAATTGATCTAGAACTAAATAAACTATCCTTTAAGGAGTTTTTAGAACTAGATGAAGGAGCAGCTTGGACCAGAAAATCTGGAAAAAATAAAAATGGTGGACTTAACGAAAAAGGAAGAAAATCTTACGAACGTGAACATCCTGGAAGCGACCTTAAGGCACCTTCAAAAAAGATTGGAAATCCCCGCAGGGCATCATTCTGTGCAAGAATGAAAGGTATGAAAGCAAAATTAACTTCAAGTAAAACTGCCAAAGATCCTGATAGCAGAATTAATAAATCATTGAGAGCTTGGAATTGTTAATTTTTATAAATATTGAAATTTGCTAAAATAGTATGTCTCAAAATCAAGTATATAAAGGTTCGCCTAATCTTAAAGCAGCGAATGTGCAAATTCAATTCACACCCAAACAAATTGAGGAATGGTTAAAATGTAAAGATAATCCTGTGTATTTTACAAAAAATTATATTAAAATTGTTTCTCTTGATGAAGGTTTAGTTCCTTTTGCAATGTGGGATTTTCAAGAGGATATGATTCGTAAATTTCATAAGAACCGTTTTAATATTGCTAAACTTCCTAGACAGACAGGAAAATCCACCACAGTGGTCTCCTACCTTCTACACTACGCTTTGTTTAATGATAATGTCAATATAGGTATTCTTGCAAACAAACTCTCAACCTCACGAGAACTGCTTGGTAGATTGCAGTTGGCATATGAGAACCTTCCTAAGTGGATGCAGCAAGGTATCATATCATGGAATAAAGGTTCATTAGAATTAGAAAATGGTTCTAAAATTATGGCGGCATCTACCTCAAGTTCTGCTGTGCGAGGAATGTCATTCAATATTATTTTTCTTGACGAATTTGCATTCGTTCCTACGCATATAGCTGAACAGTTCTTTAGTTCAGTATATCCTACTATTTCTTCTGGTACAAAAACTAAAGTTATTATCATCTCTACACCAAACGGGATGAACATGTTTTACAAACTTTGGCATGATGCTGAACGTGGTAAGAACGAATATATTACTACTGAAGTTCACTGGTCTCAAGTTCCTGGAAGAGATGCTAAATGGAAGGAGCAGACAATTGCAAACACTTCACAAAGACAATTTACTCAAGAATTTGAATGTGAATTCTTAGGATCAGTTGATACTTTAATTGCCGCAAGCAAACTTCGTACAATGGTTTATGATGATCCTATTAAATCTTCTGCTGGGTTGGATGTTTACGAAGAACCAAAAGAAGATAACGATTATATTATGACTGTTGACGTTGCCAGAGGAACTGGAAACGATTATTCTGCTTTTGTAGTATTTGATATTACAAAATTTCCATATAAAATTGTTGCTAAGTATAGAAATAATGAAATTAAAGCAATTATTTTTCCCACAATTATTGAGCAAGTAGCAAAATCTTATAATAAAGCATACATTTTAACTGAAGTTAATGATATTGGTGATCAAGTTGCATCAATGATACACTTTGATCTTGAGTATGATCACGTTCTTATGTGTGCTATGAGAGGTCGTGCTGGTCAAATTGTTGGTACTGGGTTCTCTGGAAAGAAAACTCAATTAGGAGTAAAGATGTCCAAAACTGTTAAAAAAATTGGATGCTTAAATTTAAAAACATTTATTGAAGATGATAAGTTAATGATATCAGATTATGATACCATTAGTGAATTAACAACTTTTATTCAAAAAAATAATTCATTTGAAGCAGAAGAAGGTTGTCATGATGACCTTGCAATGTGTCTAGTTATTTTTTGTTGGCTTGCTGTTCAAGATTACTTCAAAGAAATGACGGACAATGATGTTCGTAAAAGAATTTATGAAGAACAGAAAAATCAAATTGAACAAGATATGTCACCTTTCGGATTTATTTCTGATGGTTTAAATGATGAAGAAAAAACTTTTGTGGATGTAAATGGTGACCGTTGGTACTTAGATGAATATGGAGATGTGTCAAACGAATTTACTTATATGAGCACATACCTTTGAAATAGAGTAATTTATAAATAAGTTTAGAATAAAATTTGAACTTTAGGGGTAACAGATGGCAACACAATTATCGCCAGGTATTGTTGTTCAGGAGCGTGACTTTACAAATTCTCGTCTTCAAGAAACAATTACAAATATTGGAGCTATTGCTGGTCCTTTTACAAAGGGCGAAGTTGGAGTAGCAAAGCTTATTACAACTGAGAAAGATTTAGTCGCAACATTTGGCAAACCAACTGCCGATAATTATGAATATTGGTTCACTGCTTCTGAGTTTTTGAACTATGGAGGAAATCTTCAAATAGCAAGAATTTCTTCTTCTAACACATCATATCTTACAAATGCTAATGCAACAGGTGCTGTAGCAAGTGGAATTGCTTCTATAAAAATTAATAATCTTTCTGATTATGAAGCAAGTGTAGAAAATACCACTCAAAATTATAGATTTGCTGCAAAAAATCCTGGTTCGTGGGGGAATAGTTTAAAAGTAGCAATTATTGATAAAGGTGCAGATCAAATTATCACTCTTGCTTCTGGAGTTTCGTTTGCTCAAGGTGCTACTGTAACTAACGGAGTTGCGACTGGTAAAGCATATGTATCAAACAGTGGCGATACAACTAAAGTTGCTGTTGTATTAAATGCGGGTTCAGTTAAATTTGATTCGGCAACAACTATTTCTGGCGCTTTAGTTTCTTCAGTAACAGATTGGTACGATGAGCAATATGCTGTTACTGGAACAATTAAATGGAATTCTATTGCTCCACGTCCTGGAACTTCTCCTTATGCAGCATCTAAAGGTGGTGCTAATGATGAAATTCACGTAGTCGTAATTGATAGTGATGGTTCAATTACAGGATCAGCAAATTCAATTATTGAAAAACTTTTGTATCTTTCCAAAGCATCTGATGCTAAAACAACTGAAGGAGAAGTTAACTTTTATAAAAGAGTTATTAAAGGTCGTTCAGAATATGTTTATTTGGGATCACACGAAACATCTTATGAATATGAACCTGCGGGATCAGTAGCAATTTCAGATACTGCGCTTGCGTCATCAACGTTTAAATTTGTTGGTCCTAAATCTTATGCATTTGCTGCTGGCACTGATTATCAAAATTATAATATAGGAAACGAAACTCAAACTTATATTGATGTTTTTGCTGATGTAGAAACATTGCCTATTGATTATATTCTTTCTGGACCAACAACTTCAAGCAAAGCAAGTGCATTAATCAATCTTGCTTCATCTAGAAAAGATTGTATTGCATTTATTTCTCCTAAAAGATCTGATCTTATTGGAAGTGATGCTTCTACAACAGCAGCACAGAAAAATAATGTAGTCAAATTTTTTGAATCAATCAGTGATAGTTCTTCTTATGCTGTATTTGATAACAATTATAAGTACATTTATGACAGATTTAATGATGTTTATCGTTGGATTCCTTGTAGTGCTGACCTTGCTGGGTTGTGTGTAAATACTTCCGCTATTTCAGAACCTTGGTATTCTCCTGCTGGTTTCAATAGAGGAAATCTTCGCAACGCAATTAAAATTGCATTCAACCCAAATAAAGATCAAAGAGATGAATTATATGCTAAGCGTGTAAATCCAATCGTATCATTTACTGGACAGGGTGTTGTTCTTTATGGAGATAAAACTGCGCTTCGCAGTCCAAGTGCATTTGATAGAATTAACGTTCGTCGTTTGTTTCTTATTCTTGAAAGAACAATTAAAGATTTTTCAAAAAATGTTTTGTTTGAATTAAATGATGAAACAACACGCAATAATTTTACTACTCAAGTAAACAATTATCTGCGTGATATTCAAGCAAGAAGAGGTCTTACCGATTTCCTTGTAGTTGCTGATGCTTCTAACAATACACCTAGCGTGATTGACAGAAATGAATTTGTTGCAGACATCTATATCAAGCCAAGTCGCTCTATTAATTTCATTACTCTTTCTTTTGTTGCTACCCGCACTGGAGTAAGTTTTGATGAAGTAATCGGCAGAGTTTGATTATAAAATAAATAAACATAAGGAGATAATCAAACAATGGCAAACTTAACTCAGTTTAAAGGAAAAATTGGATATGGCATTCGCCCCAATTTGTTTCAAGTTTCAATTCCAACAGCACCAACAGCAACAACTTTAGCAACAAGTTACGCTGAAAATTTCACATTTCTTTGTCGTTCAGCTGGTATTCCAGCATCAAGCGTAGGTACTGTAGAAGTTCCTTTTAGAGGAAGAGTTATCAAACTTCCTGGAGATAGAACATTTGAAGCTTGGACAATAACTATATTTGGAGACGAGAATTTAAAACTTAGAAGTTATTTTGAGAAATGGTTGGATGTATTAAATGAGCACACAAGTGGTGCTGGTTATACTAATTCAGCAAATTATTCTGCAACTCTTCAAGTTGATCAATTGTTTAGAGGTAGTGGTAAAGGAAGTCAAACAGGTAATGAAAAACCTCATTCAGTGATTAGATCTTATCAATTTATAAATTCTTTTCCAACTAATGTTTCACAAATTGATTTGTCTTATGATAACAATAATAGCATTGCTGAATATACTGTAGAATTTCAATATGATTATTGGATTACTTCTGCTGTATCTAATGGAACTGCTACTATCGGTAATGACACTATTTAAACAAACTAAATAATATAAGGTTTGAAATTATAAAATGGCTGAATTGTTTGGATTTTCGTTAGATAAAAATAGCGAAAAGAAAAAAAAGCAGCAGGGACAATTATCTCCTGTTGCTCCTAATAATGATGATGGCACTGTAACAATCTCTGCTGGAGGTTATTACGGTCAGTATGTTGATATTGAAGGAATTTCAAAAAATGAATTTGAAATGATCCGCAAGTATCGTGAAGTATCTTTACACCCAGAAGTAGATGGTGCTATTGATGAAGTAGTAAATGAAGCCATTGTTTCAGATTTAGATGATTCCCCAGTGGAAATTGAATTATCTAATCTTGAAGTTGGCGAAAATATTAAAAAAAGAATTCGTGAAGAATTTAAAGAAATTAAACGTTTATTGCAATTTGATAAAAAAGCATATCAAATGTTCCGTCGTTGGTATATTGATGGAAGATTATATTATCATAAAATAATTGATGTAAATAAACCTGGAGAAGGTATTAAAGAAATTCGTTATATTGATCCTCTTAAAATTAAAAAAATGAGAGAGGTAAAAAAACCAGACAGACCTCCCACTAATCAATTAGCACAAGTTGATTTTGGTGAAATCAAAGAATATTATTTATTTAATCCTAAAGGTATTTTTACGAGTACATCTACAGTACAAGGTCCTAGAGATTATATGGGGATCAAAATTTCTATAGATGCTATCACATTTGTTCCTTCTGGATTGATGGATCTTAATTTAAATATTCCACTTTCATATCTTCACAAGGCACTTAAAGCGATTAATCAATTGAGAATGATTGAAGATTCTCTAGTTATCTATCGTTTGTCTCGTGCTCCAGAAAGAAGAATTTTTTATATTGATGTAGGTAATCTTCCTAAAGTAAAAGCAGAACAGTACCTTAGAGAGGTTATGTCGCGCTATAGAAATAAACTTGTATATGATGCTAGTACAGGCGAAATTCGTGATGACAAGAAATTTATGAGCATGTTAGAGGATTTTTGGCTGCCTCGCAGAGAAGGTGGCAGAGGTACTGAAATTACTACTCTTCCTGGTGCTCAAAACTTAGGTGAACTTAAAGACGTTGAATATTTCAAAAAAAAACTTTATGGTTCTTTAAATTTACCACCTTCAAGAGTTGGTGAAGATAATTCTTTTACTATTGGAAAATCTGATAATATTTTAAGAGATGAAATTAAATTTGTTAAATTCGTAGGAAGACTTAGAAAACAATTTGCGTATTTATTTAATGATATTTTAAAAACTCAATTAGTTCTTAAAAATGTAATTGCATTAGATGATTGGGAAACAATGGAAGAACATATTCAATATGACTTCTTATTTGACAATCATTTCTCTGAATTAAAAGATATTGAAATGATGAATGAGCGTTTAAATCTTGTAAATCAAGTTCAACCATTCATGGGAGTTTATTTCTCTAACGAATATGTCAAGAGAGAAATTTTAAAACAAACTGATCAAATTATTGTTGATATGAACAATCAAATTAAATCGGAAAAAAAATCTGGTGAACTTATGGATATTCCTATAGCACCAGTAGAACCAGATCCAATGGCAACGCCACCTCCAAAAAATGGACCTAAAGAAACTAAACCAAAAGATTCTTTGAAACCACAATCTTCTAATAAGGTTGCGTCAAAAGATTTTATGAAATAAATAGAAGGAGAACATTAAAAAAATGACCATTACTAAAGAATTAATTGATAAAATTGTAAATGGCAAAAATGTTAATGCTTCAAATGAAGTTATTGATATTTTATATCATAAAGCAATTTCACAATTAGATGATTATAAGCAACAAGTTGCATTACAATTGATGAATACAAAAACGGAAGAACAAATTATTAAAAATTCAATCGAAAAAGAAGAATGAAACTTATTGTAGAGCACATTGAGGATATTCAACTTCTCATAGAAGAAAAAGACGGAAAAGAATATACATATATTCAAGGAGTATTTCTCCAAGGAGATATTAAAAACCGTAATGGTCGTGTATATCCTATGCCTGTACTTCAGCGAGAAGTAACTAATTATAGTTCAAACTATATTGACAAATCTCGTGCTCTTGGAGAACTCGGACATCCTGATGGACCCACCATCAATCTTGATAGAGTATCACATAAAATTGTTGAACTTTATCAAGATGGGTCTAACTTCATTGGCAAGGCAAAACTTCTTGAAACTCCGATGGGTAATATTGCCAAAAATCTTCTTCGTGAGGGTGTGCAACTAGGAGTTTCTTCTAGAGGCGTTGGCAGTTTAGAATCCAAAGGTGATTCCAATTATGTTCGTGATGATTTTATGCTCACTACTGCTGCAGATATTGTAGCAGATCCTTCTGCTCCTGATGCATTTGTTAACGGAATTATGGAAGGAAAAGAGTGGGTATGGGATAACGGTATTCTTAAAGAATCTGAAATTCAAAAAGTGAAAAAAGAATTAGATAAAAGTTCTCGCAATCAACTTGAGGGTAAAATCCTTGAGTCATTTGGAAAACTGTTGTCTAACTTATAAAAATAATAAATAACTAGTAGAAAATCAAAGTATCCGTAGGGGTAATTTTAATGGCAAATTCGTTAAACGAGAAATTTGAAGATTTCGTATCAGATAATATTGATACAGATACCGTTACAGAAATGAACAACGCTGTAACTGCAGGTGCTGCACCTGCAGAAAAATCACATCTTCCCAGTGCTTCTGGTTCGGATGTTGCTGTCGCTAATGTAGAACCAATGGCGGCTGGATCCTCTGCCGAATACAATGGCAAATTCGAAAATTCTGGTGCTAAAGCAGCAGCTCCTATCAAAAAATCTAAAACTCAAGTTAATGCGGGAGAGGGCGGTCAAGACCCAATGCCTAAACTTGGTTCATCATTTCCAGGTGATCGTAGTGGTAAAGGAACCACTCGTGGTGGCGGGGAATCAATGCCAACTCTTAAAAAAGAAGAGGTAGAAAAGGAAGATGAAGATAAAGATGAAGATAAAAAAGAAGATAAAAAACTTTATAAAAAAATGATGAAGAAGGAAGATGTTGATGTTACCGCTGATATAAATGCACTGGTACAAGGCGAAGATCTTTCGGAAGAATTTAAAGAAAAAGCAACTACAATTTTTGAAGCTGCTTTAGTTTCAAAAATTAATGAAGAAATTGAAACTATTGAGGAGCAATATATTGCTCAATTAAATGAGCACATTGAAGTGATAAAGGAAGAAATGGCTGATAAAGTCGATTCATTCCTTAACTATGTTGTAGAACAATGGATTCAGGATAATAAACTTGCTGTTGATTATGGTGTTCGCACCGAAATCGCAGAATCGTTTATGTCTGCTCTTAAAGGTGTATTTGAAGAACATTACATTGATATGCCTGAAGAGAAGTATGACATGGTTGAGGGCATGACAGAAAAACTTGATGAGATGGAACAAAAACTCAACGAACAAATTGAAAAAAATATTGAATTAAATTCTGCTCTTGGAGAATTCATCAAAGAATCAATCGTTACTGAAGTATCCCAAGGTTTAGCAGATACTCAAAAAGAAAAACTCTTTTCCCTTTCTGCGGGCGTAGAGTTTACTAATGAGGAAACTTATCGTGAAAAAATTGAGACAATTAAAGAAAATTATTTCCCCAAAACTCAAATTTCCGAATCTGCTGAAGCATCTGATCCAGTAATTGAACAGGAAGTTCCTGCTCATATGGCTGCTTATGTTAATGCAATCGCTCGTTATTCTAAATGATTATTAAATTATAAATAGTTCAAACCTAACAATTCCTAAAGGAGAAAAAAGCAAATGTTCAATACCGAGCATCTGCAGGAAAAGTGGGCACCCGTTCTGTCTCATGGCAATTTGCCCGAGATCAAAGATCATTATAAAAAGGCTGTCACTTCAATCCTGCTAGAAAACCAAGAAAAATTCCTCCGTGAGGAAAGAATGCTGACCGAAACAGCACCTACTAATCACGGTCCTATCAATACTGCTACCACTGGTACAGGTAATATTGCTGGTTTCGATCCCGTACTGATCTCACTGATCCGTCGTTCGATGCCTAATTTGATTGCATATGATATCTGTGGCGTACAACCAATGAACGGTCCTACTGGACTGATCTTTGCAATGCGTTCACGTTATGATAATCAAACTGGCACTGAAACCTTCTACAACGAAGTCAATGGTCAGTTCTCTGGTTCACCTTATGTAACCGCTTCTGGTTCAACTGGCACTGCACCTACTGGCACCAACCCTGCTGTTCTGAATGACAGTGGTACTTATACCTCTGCTTCAGCAATGAGCACTGCTACTGCAGAATCTTTAGGTGATGCATACACAAATGCATTCCCTGAAATGGCATTCTCTATTGAGAAAATTGCTGTTACTGCTAAGTCACGCGCTCTGAAAGCAGAATACACCATCGAACTCGCACAAGATCTCAAGGCAATTCATGGTCTTGATGCTGAAACTGAATTGGCAAACATTCTGTCTGCTGAAATTTTGACAGAAATTAACCGTGAAGTTGTTCGTACAGTATTCCGTTCCGCTAAGCCTGGTGCTCAGCAAAACGTTGCCACTCAAGGAACTTTTGATCTTGATATTGACTCCAACGGTCGTTGGTCAGTTGAGAAGTTTAAGGGTCTTCTGTTCCAAATTGAGCGTGAAATGAACGCTATTGCTAAAGAAACTCGTAGAGGAAAGGGCAACATGCTCATTTGCTCTTCAGATGTTGCTTCTGCTCTGTCAATGGCGGGTGTTCTGGATTACACTCCTGCTTTGAATAACAACTTGAACGTTGATGATACTGGCAACACCTTTGTTGGTACTTTGAACGGTCGTATTAAAGTTTACATTGATCCTTATTCGGCACTTCCTACAGAAGGAAACACTGCTGCTCAGTTCTACATTGCTGGCTATAAAGGTACTTCACCTTATGATGCTGGTCTGTTCTACTGCCCATACGTTCCTCTCCAAATGGTTCGTGCAATCGGTCAGGATACATTCCAACCCAAGATTGGCTTTAAGACTCGTTACGGAATGGTACTCAATCCATTCTCAAAGGGTGCTACTGCTCTGTCTGATTCAGATCCAATTGCTAATGGAAACCTCTCCACCAACGTTTACTATCGTCGTGTAAGAGTTACCAACCTGATGTGATTTAATTCCATACAGGTCATTCTAGACCCCTCTCAGGAGGGGTCTTTTTTTTACCTAAATAATTTTATTTAAAATAATGTCTCAATCAACTTGGGTTAAAGAAAAAATTAATAATAGAAATTTTTTGGCACCTAATGGATTTAAATTATCATTAATTAATTTTCCTAAAATTTCTTTTTATTGTCAATCAGCAAACATTCCTGGAATTTCTATTCCTGAAATTACTATTCCAACACCATTTAGAGATTATCCAGTTGCTGGCACTGAAACTGAATATGAAGATCTTAGAGTAAATTTTCTAGTAGATGAAGATATGACTAATTACTGCACCATTCATAAATGGTTGCGTAAAACTGGTCTTGCAGAAACTTTTGATGAATATGAAAATCCACTAGAAGGTCAAGGTATTTTAGAAATTTTAAATAGTAATTGGAGACCTAATATTACTATTGAGTATGATGATCTTTTTCCAGTTTCCATAACTCCTTTGGAGTTTGATGCTACAAATACAACCGTAGAATATCTTACTGCTGCGGCGGTCTTTAAATATAAGATATATAGAATTAAGAACAAAAATGGAGATGTTATTTCATAATGAATTTTGAAGATATTATGAAAATGTGGGAACAGGATTCAAAAATTGATCCAATAGAACTTGATACTGCTTCTATTAATATACCATCACTACACGCCAAATATTTAAAAATTTTTTCAGATTATCGTTTTAAAAAAAAACAAGCAACTTTGCAAATGAAGCAATTAGTTCGACATAAATTTGAATATTATACAGGTAAAGCAAGTGCAGAAGAATATAAAAATAACCCATTTGATTTAAAAATTTTAAAATCAGATTTAAATCTTTATATTGAATCTGATGAAGAAATTAAAAATTTACAATTAAGAATAGATCAATATGAAATCATTATTGATTATCTCGATGGGGTAATTAAAATGCTCAACAATAGATCTTATCAAATTAAAAACGCCATTCAATGGAAAACTTATATTGAAGGAATTACTTAATGTCTAACATCCTTATCCGAAAGCGTAACGAAGTATATCTTGAACTTGAATGTGAAACTCATATTAAATATGAACTTTCGGAATATTTTACTTTTGAAGTTCCTGATGCAAAATTTATGCCACAATTTAAAAATAAATTATGGGATGGAAAAATTCGTTTGTTTAGTCCAGCAGAAGGAAAACTTTATATAGGATTATTATCGTATCTTATAGAGTGGGCAGAAGAATGTGAATACTCTTTTGTGTTTGAAGAAAATCAATTTTACGGAAAACCAAATGAAACAGATCCATTGATCTCACCAGAAGGTGTTAAAGATTATATGAATTATCTTACACCAAAAATTAAACCACGCGATTATCAATATGATGCAGTTTATAGAGCATTAAAAAATTATCGCAGAATTATTTTATCTCCAACTGGTTCTGGTAAGTCATTTATGATTTATTCATTGGTAAGATACTTCACTGCCGCTAATTTTAAAACATTAATTATTGTACCAACTATTTCTTTGGTATCTCAACTTTTTAATGATTTTAAAGATTATGGATGGGATGCCGATACTAATTGCCACAAAGTATTTGCGGGAGAAACAAAGTTATCGGATATGCCTGTAATCATAACTACTTGGCAAAGTATTTACAAACTTCCTAAAAAATATTTTGATAATTATACTGCTGTTATTGGAGATGAATGTCATACGTTTAAGGCAAAATCTTTGACTGGTATTATGACTAAACTTCATGAGGCAAAATATCGTATTGGATTTACGGGTACTTTAGATGGAACTAAAACACATCGTTTAGTTTTGGAGGGTCTGTTTGGACTTTCAAACAAAGTAACCAATACTGCTGAGCTTATGAAAAAAGGTCAATTGTCAAATCTAAAAATTAATATTTTATTACTTAAACATGAATCTTATAAATTTGCAAGCTATCCCGATGAAATGGATTATATTGTATCACATCAAAAAAGAAATTTGTTTATTAAAAATTTAGTTAAAGACCTCACTGGTAACTCATTAGTTCTTTTCAATTACGTTGAAAAACACGGAGCACCTTTATTTGATATTATAAATAATGCTATAGGATCTGAACGTAATGTTTTCTTTGTTCACGGTGGAGTTGAAGCTGAAGAACGAGAACAAATTCGTCAATTAACAGAACAACAAAATGACTGTGTAATTATTGCCAGTTACGGAACATTTTCTACTGGTATTAATATTAAAAATTTACACAATATTGTTTTTGCTTCTCCAAGCAAATCAAGAATTAGAAATTTACAATCAATTGGTAGAGTATTGAGAAAAGGTGATAATAAATCACAGGCAATACTATACGATATTGCTGATGATTTTTCAAAAGGAAATTATAACAATTATACTTTAAATCATCTTAAAGAAAGAATTAAAATTTATAATGAAGAAAATTTTAATTACGAAATTATTCCAGTAAACATAAAAAAATGAATGAAAATCAATTTTTTGCTTCAATAAAATTAACTACGGGAGAAGAAATTCTTGGTCTTATTAAGATTGAAGAAGATGGTATTTTAATTGAAAATCCTTTAATCTTAGAAGATATAAGTATTTTTAATGATATATTAGAAACTTCATCATCTAAAGGATTAAAACTTTCAAAATGGATTAAATCTTCTACTGAAGATTTATTTTTTATTAAAGATAATAAAATTATTACTATTGGTGAATTAAAAGAACCAGGACTAACTTCTTATAAAAGAGCAGTAATAGATATTGCAAAAGGAAATCAAAATTTTAAAAAAGAAATTTGTACAGATAGAAAAAAATATAACGGACATCATAGTAATATAAATGATGCTCGTATTAAATTTGAAAAATTATTTAATGATTATTAATTAATACTAATATTGATTTTAAACCTCCACAGAGTTATTATACTGGTATTTTGAAGTGTTGTCAAGCCCCCCTAAAATGTGGTATAATATGTACATACAAATATTAAGAGAGCAATGAAATCAAATGAGAATGAAAAAAAAGCCAGAGCATTATGTAAACAATAAAGAATTTTTATCTGCTTTATCCGCTTACAAAATTAAAGTTAATAAGGCATTGACAGAAGGAACCACTCGTCCTATAATACCAAAATACATTGCAGAATGTTTTTTGAAAATTTCAACACACTTATCATATCGTCCTAATTTTGTTAACTATCCATTTAGAGAAGATATGATAAGTGATGGTGTTGAAAATTGCGTTCAATATATTGATAGATTTGACATAGAACGCACAAATCCATTTGCTTATTTTACTCAGATTATTTACTATGCTTTTCTTCGAAGAATTCAAAAGGAAAAGAAACAATTAGAAATCAAAGCAAAAATTCTTGAACGATCTGGATATGATGAAGTATTACATGCAGATGCAAATGAATTAAATTTTTCCTCTTCCGATTACAATAGCATTAAACAAACCATTGAACAAAAAAATAGAAGATGAAAGTAGCTTTACTTACCGATACACACTATGGATTTAAGAAAGGTAGTCAAGATTTTCACGATTACTTTCTTAAATTTTATAATGATGTATTTTTTCCTACCCTAAAAAAAGAAAAAATCAAGCACATTATTCATATGGGAGATGTGTTTGATATTCGTAAGAATATTGATTTTTGGAGTTTGAACTGGGCAAAGAAAAATATTTTTAAACCACTTGAGGAGATGGGTATTACCTGTGATCTCTTAGTTGGTAATCATGATAGTTTTTATAAAAATACTTTAGAGATTAATTCTCTAGAATGTTTGCTTCTTGATTTTGCTAATCTTCGTGTCTTTAGTAGTCCTTCTGAAGTAACCTTAGATAAAACTAAACTAATGTATGTTCCGTGGATTTGTCAAGATAATGAACAACAAACTCTTAATCTTATTCAAGATACTGAAGCAAAGGTAGTATTGGGTCATTTAGAACTTAAAGGGTTTGCTGCCAATTTAGGTTGGACATGTGAGCATGGATATGATGCATCTATCTTTGATAAATTTGAGTTAGTAATGTCTGGACATTTTCATACTCGTAGTAAAAGACATAATATTCAGTATGTCGGAAATGCATATCAAATGTATTGGAATGATTATAATGATAAACGTGGGTTTAATATTTTTGATACTAATACTCAAAAACTTAAATTTTATGAAAATCCTTATCAGATGTTTCATAAAATTTTCTATGATGATACTAAGAATGATTATTACGACATTGACTTTGAGAAATATAAAAATACTTGTATCAAATTAATTGTAGAAAATAAAACTGATTATACTCAATTTGATTATATTGTTAGTAATCTTCAGGATGTTGTAATCGATCTTAAAATAGTTGAAGATTTTTCTGTTGAAGGTAATACAGATGATGATATTGAACTGGAACATGAAGATACATTAACTATTCTTGAAAAGTATATTGATGAAATAAATACCAGTTTAGATAGTGTAAAATTGAAAGAAATCATGAAATCACTTTATGTTGAGGCATTAGAGGTGGTATAATGTATATTTTATGTCTTAGGGGAAAGGAAGATGAAGGTGCATATGCAATGGCAAATGATCAAGGTAAAAAAATTCTTTTAATGTTTGAAGAAGAAGATGATGCTAACCGATACATTGGAATGCTTGAAGCGGAAGATTTTGTTCCTTTAATTGCTGTAGAAATTGATGCTAATAGTATGATTAATATGTGTGAAAATTCTGGATATGAATTTATGATTGTAACACCCAATGAACTTGTAATTCCACCCTCTTATAATGACTTATGATTATTTTTAAAACCATTCGCTTTAAGAATTTTCTTTCTACTGGTAATAATTTTACAGAAATTTCTTTAAATTCTCATAGAAATAATATTATTGTTGGTACTAATGGTGCTGGTAAGAGTACCATTTTAGATGCTCTTACTTTTGGGTTGTTCAATAAACCTTTTCGTAAAATTAATAAACCTCAACTAGTTAATTCTATTAATTGTAAAGAATGTTCTGTTGAGATTGAATTCTCTGTGAGCAAAAAAGAATATAAAGTAATACGTGGGATGAAACCAAACATATTTGAAGTATATGTAAATGGTAAAATGCTTGATCAAGATGCTGCTATTGTAGATCAGCAAAAATTTTTGGAGCAAAACATTCTTAAACTTAACTACAAATCATTCACGCAAATTGTTGTACTTGGTTCTAGTACGTTTATTCCTTTTATGCAATTGCCATTGGCATCTCGTAGGGAAATTATTGAGGATCTTTTGGACATTCAAGTATTCAGTATTATGAATACTAATTTGAAAGAAAGAACAAAACGATTAGTTGATGATATGCGGGTCACTGAGAACAATATTGATCTTGTCAAACATAAAATTGAAACGCAAGAAAATCTTATTAAAGAACTTGAAAGTAAAAGTGATAGTATTGTTTTAGATAAGTCAAATAAAATTGATCAATTTTTCAAACAAAGCAATTTTCTTTTAGAAGAAAATGAAGATCTTAATATTTACATATCCGAAAAGCAATCTGAACTATCTGGACAGGATAAATTATCTAGTAAATTTGATAATTTAAAAGAATATAAGTTTAAATTTAAAAATAAAATTTCAAATTTAACTAAAGAAAATCAATTTTATAATCAAAACGACAACTGCCCTACTTGCAAACAAATTTTAGACGAAAGTTTTAAATTAGAAAAGATTGCTAAGAATTATAGTGCCTTAAAGGAAACAGAAAATGCTTGGACGGAGTTGGAAAATGAAATGCAAAAGGTTGAGAAACAGTTAGATAATTTTAAAAAAATTAATTCGGATATCCAAAACAAATACTCACAGATTGATAAAAACAATAGTATGATTAATCATTTACAAATAGAAATTAATCAACTAGAAAAAGAAATCAATGATGTTCAAGATCAAAAAAATAGTTCTAATAAAGAAAGAGAAGTTCTTGATAAATTAAATCTACAATTAAATTCATATGAAGAAATGTTTATTACACACAAACAAAACAAAGATTATTATAATCTTTGTTCAAATTTACTAAAAGATACGGGAATTAAAACTAAAATCATTAAACGATATTTGCCTGTAATGAATAAACATATTAATCAATTTCTTCAACAAATGGATTTCTTTGTGAATTTTACTCTCAGCGAAAGTTTTGAAGAAACTATTAAATCTCGTTACCGAGATGATTTTAGTTATTCATCATTTTCGGAGGGAGAAAAATCTCGTATTGATATCTCTCTGATGTTGACTTGGCGAGCAGTAGCAAAACTTAAAAATAGTGTGGATACCAATCTGTTGATCCTAGATGAAATTTTTGATAGTTCACTTGACAACACGGGCACTGATGAGTTATCATTCATATTGAGGAACTTCACCAGCGATGTAAATCTTTTTATCATCTCTCATCGAGAGCATATGATTGAGAAGTTTGATCGAGTTCTTAAATTTAACAAAGTGAAAAATTTTAGTAAAATGGAGGAATTGACAAATGCAATGGAAGTATAATGAAGATAAAATCCTCAAAGATATTGAAGATTATGTGGTAACTACCTATCATGGTCATTACTGTGGTGATCAAGAAGGTTATGATGATATTCAAACGATTGATTTGATGGCAGCAAAGAAACTTGCTGCTCCGTTTTGCCAAGCAAATATTCTTAAATACGGTTCACGTTATGGTGATAAAGATGGACATAACAAACGTGACTTGCTAAAAGTCATTCATTATGCTATGCTACTACTTCACTTTGATTCACACTATTCTCGCAAAGATAACGGTCTTACTGAATTTAAATCTTAATTATGAAACTTTCCGAAAACACTTTTAATATTCTTAAGAATTTTGCTGGTATTAATCAGTCAATTTCTGTAAAATCAGGTAACACTCTTCGCACTATTTCTGTGGCAGAAAACATTTTTGCTGTGGCAAATGTAGAAGAAAAGTTTCCTCGCAACTTTTCACTATATGATCTTAATGAATTTCTTGGCGGAATGTCGCTGATGAAAAATGCTGAAATGATATTTGATGATGGTGATTTTGTTCGCATCAAAACTAATCGATCACAAATTAAATATTTCTTTTCAGACGATAGCTTGATTAAGCAAGCACCAAACGCAGATATTAAACTTCCTGATGAGGATGTACAATTTTCATTGACTGAAGCAGATCTTAATAGTGTTATTCGTGCTGCTTCAGTATATCAACTTCCAGATTTTTCTGTCATTGGTGATGGTGAAGAAATTCATATTGTTGCTCGTGATAAAGAAAATGACACCTCTAACACTTTTTCCATTGCAGTTGGAAATACTAAAGAAGAATTTGTTTTTAATCTTAAGGTTGAAAATATTAAACTTCTTAAAGGTGATTATCATGTGAGTATTTCAAAGGAATTGATCAGTAAATTTATTCATCAATCTATTCCTTTGGTATACTATATTGCATTAGAACCAGATTCTAATTGACCTTTATTTTTTTATATAATGCAAGACAAATATCTTTGGTGTGAAAAGTACAGACCACAAACAATTGAAGAATGTATACTTCCTGATAGTATCAAACGGGATCTTCAGCAACAGGTAGATGCTGGTGAGTTGAATAATCTTCTTCTCACTGGTCCTCCTGGTGTTGGTAAAACCACTGCTGCAAAGGCACTCTGTAATCAATTAAACCTATCTTATATTGTAATCAATGGATCTGACGAAGGACGATTTTTGGACACGGTACGGAACCAAGCAAAAACTTTTGCAACGACCGTTTCACTTCAAGGAAGTAAACACAAGGTCATCATTATTGATGAAGCAGATAACACGGGGAATGATGTACAACTCTTATTGCGGAGTAGTATTGAGGCGTATCATAGAAACTGCAGATTTATCTTTACCTGCAATTACAAAAACAAAATCATCGAGCCTATTCAATCAAGATGTTCAGTCATTGATTTTACTTACAAAAAAAAGGAGCGAGCATCCGTCGCTTCTCAATTCTTTAACCGAGTACGGAAAATCTTGGCTGAAGAAAATGTTGAATATGACGCCAAAGTAGTTGCTGAATTAATTCAGAAGCACTTTCCAGATTGGCGTAGTATCTTAAATCAACTTCAAAAATATGGTAACACTGGTTCTATTAACACTGGAATTCTTGCAGAAGTTTCCGATGTGAATATGAAAGAATTGATGGATTCTTTAAAAAATAAAGAATTTAATACTGTTCGTAAGTGGGTAGTTGCTAATCTTGATAATGACTTTAATATGGTAATTCATCGTATCTATGATGCAATGTACGATGCATTGGTTCCTAATACTATCCCCGCTGCCGTTCTAGTGATTGCTAAGTATCAGTATCAAGCAGCATTTGCTGCAGATCAAGAAATTAATCTTCTTGCTTGTCTCGTTGAAATTATGATGGAGTGTGAGTTTAAGTAAATGCAAAACTTATTAATGGATAATTATTATGACTAAAGAATCTTATTTTGTTATTGCTAAAAACGGTGTTGCTCAACTCCGTAGTTTGTCTGGTCCTGTTGCCACATTTGGTAAGGATGTTTCTTCTGCCGTAATTCAAGGAGATAACATTGTAGTTACTCAGTACAATGGAACTATCCAGATTTTTCAATTTACTGCATCTGGTAAAGGTGTAATGGGTCCTGTACGTACTATTAAAGCATGAAAACAGAACTTAAAGATTGGTTAAATTCCATCAATCATGAAAAAGAAAATATTATGATTGATGAAAATCAAAAGGAATACCCCCCATATATTATTAATCGGTGTTTATCTGCATTTATAGATACTATTATGTTTGCAAATGAAATGAATATTAATCATCATCTTTCTTCAAAACTGCAATATCAGTTTTTACTAAATATTGTCAGACCAAAAAGAAGATTTTCTCCTTGGTTGAAAAAGGAAAAATTAGATGATATTGAAGTAGTTAAATCTTATTATGGATATAGTAATGAGAAAGCAAAAACTGCTTTAAATATTCTTTCTGAAGAGCAACTTAATTCTATTAAATTGAAACAAATTAGAGGTGGAAGACAATGACGACAGCAACTGATATTGAAGTATCTTGGACACCAAATCAAATGGTGGAAGTTACATTGGGTCAGCCTGATGATTTTCTTAAAGTTCGTGAAACACTGACTCGCATTGGAGTTGCATCACGCAAGGAAAAGAAACTCTATCAGAGCTGCCATATTTTGCATAAACAGGGACGATACTATATTGTTCACTTTAAAGAACTGTTTGCACTTGATGGTAAACGTGCCAACCTAACATTAAATGATGTTCAGCGTCGTAATCGTATTACTCAACTATTAGTTGATTGGGAATTGATTACGGTATTAAAACCCGAGCAAATTGAAGATGTATCTCCATTAAATCAAATTAAAGTTATTGCTTACAAAGAAAAAAGTGAATGGATTTTGGAAGCAAAATATAATATCGGCAAGAAAAAAGTAGTGATAACCGAAGAATAATATACGGGGGGCTCCACTCCCTTTTTTTATGTTATTTGATATATACTAATGATGTTGCCTTCGGGAACATCATTAACTTACAGACGCTTAAGGAGGTCTATCATGTTTACAACTAATGTAGTAAAATACAATGTCACTGACATTAATAAATTAATCGAAGATGCTAGTAGATTTGGCATCGGGATGGATGAATGGATTCGTAGGTTCGCCACAGTACATGAATCAACACCAAATTTTCCACCATACAATCTTATTCAAGAAAACTCTACCCAGTATACTTTAGAAATTGCTCTGGCTGGATACAGAAAAGAGGACATTGAAGTTTTCACTGAATGGAATAAACTTTTTGTCAAATGTGATAAATCCGAAAATGAATATGAATACTTGCATAATGGTATTGCTAAAAGAGCATTCACTCGTACCTGGACTTTATCAGATGATGTAGAAATTGGTAATGTAGCTTTTGCTGATGGTCTTTTGACTATTACACTTAATCGTGTCATTCCAGAACATCAGAAGAAAAAAATTTATAAGTTAAGCTAAATAGTATTGAGCTAACTATCGTCGCCGCTGGAGCCTCCCTGCCAAATAACAGGGGTGGCTCCTTTTTTATAAATAAAAATAAAACGGATGAAGACCTTTAAGCAATATATTTCTGAAATGAAAGGAGATTTTGGTACTAACCCTCCTAAACCAAAAGTAAAATGCTATGGTAAAACCACAACATATAAATCAACAGGTAAGAAGGTGTGTGCATACAAATCAAGTTCATCTCGTGGCGGTGATTCATGAAAACTTATAACGATTTAAAATTAACTTTACGTTATCATAATACTCTTAATCCTAAATTCTGGATTGGCGAAGCAATTAAACCAGAAGTAAGAGAAGCATTATTAAAAATTGCTGATGAGTGGGCAAAGTTTGCTAACATTCCACTTCACGCCATTCAAGATGTAATTTTGGTTGGCGGTAATGCTAACTATAATTATACTAAATATTCTGATTTAGATCTTCATTTGTTAGTAAGGAAGGAAGAGATTGCTAATTGTCCAGAATTAATTGATGATTATCTTCAGGATAAGAAACAATTGTGGGCATTAACTCATGACATTCAAATCTATGGTCATGATGTAGAATTATATGCTCAAGATTTATCTGCATCAACTCCATCAGGTCAAGGAGTATTTTCACTTCAAAGCAGTTTGTGGTTAATCCGTCCCGTATATCAAGAGATTAATTTATCTGATCCAGCAATTACTTCTAAAGTAAAACAGTATATGAATAAAATTGATTTCCTTATTGATAATAGAGCAGATGATCGTGATGCTTTTGAAAAACTTAAAGAAAAAATTCGTGATATGAGAGCATCATCTATTCAACGTGGTGGTGAGTTTGCTGTGGAAAATTTAGTATTTAAAGAACTTCGCAACAGAGGATACTTAGATAAACTCAGTCAGCATTTAAAAAATATTAAAGTCACAAGCTTGTCTCTTCGTTGATCTTGTGGTATAATAAAGTATAATTTGTGCGAGGTTTATGACCGTTCAACTTGTGCTGCTTAAATCTGGTGAAGAGATTATTGCAGATGTTAGAGAAATTGTGGACAAAGATACTGAAAAACCAATGAGTTTAGTATTCATCAATCCTCATATTTTGACAAGTTCTGGTGATACTTTAATGTTTGATCCATGGATTCCATTGTCCGATTCACGACAATTTTTTATTCCCTATGATTGGGTAGTAACTATTTGTCAACCAGTAAATCACATTGTAGAAGAATTTAACAACCAATTTGGAGAAAATAATGACAGTCAAAGTAATTCTATTGAAAACAAATCAGACACTGATTTCGGAAATTGAAGAACGAGAAGATGAAGATGCTGATTGCGTACTAATTAATCCTAAAGAAATTATACGCAACTATCTTTACAAAGAAGATGATCCAGTTGTTCCTAACTCATTAAAATTTGGTGAAGAATATATTGGTGGCGAAAGTTCACGGGTGTATCTAACTCTAGACAATTATATTGAATATACTTATCAAAAACAAATTCCAATCAGATCTGCTGATATTATGACTATTGTAGAACCTCGTGAGGATCTACTAAAATTTTACCGTGATGTAGTTGGTTAATGAATTTTTACACAAATGTTGCTATTGTTTCCGACACTGTTTTTTATCGTGGATTTTCGGAAGGTGAGCGTGTTGAGTTGAGGGAAAAATTTTCCCCAACTCTTTTTGTTTCAACTAAAAAAGAAACCAAATATAAAACTCTTGAGGGTGAATGTGTAGAGCCCATTAAATTTAGTGGTATTGGTGAAGCAAAAGAATTTGTTAAAAACTATGAGACGGTGGAAAATTTTACCATTTATGGTAATACTAAGTATCTGTATCAATATATCTTGTCTGAGTATCCCAAAGAAGTTGATTATGATTTTACTAAACTAAATATTCTTTCTTTGGATATTGAAACTACTTCAGAGAATGGGTTCCCAAGTGTTGAAGAAGCAATTGAGGAAATCCTCTGCATTACTGTTAAAGATTTTTCATCTAAAAAAATTACAACCTGGGGTTGTGGTGAGTTTGAAAACTTTCGTGATGATGTGAATTATATTTACTGCAAGAACGAGCAAGATCTCCTTTTAAAATTCCAGCAGTTTTGGGTTGGTGCAACACCAGACATTGTTACTGGATGGAATGTCAAACACTTTGATATGCCATTCATCTGTCGTCGTATGGATCGTGTGCTTAATAGTAAACATATGAGATCTTTATCTCCCTGGAACTTTGTTTATGAACGTGATGTTTATATTAAAGGTCAGAAAAAGATTTATTATGATATTCTTGGAGTTGCCACATTAGATTATTATGATCTCTATCAGAAGTTTACCTATACTAATCAGGAGAGTTATCGTCTGGATCATATTGCATCTGTAGAACTTGGTGCAAACAAACTAGATCATAGTGAGTTTGAAAACTTCCAAGATTTCTATCGTAACAATTGGCAGAAGTTTATTGAGTACAACATTCATGACGTAGAACTTGTGGATATGTTGGAAGATAAAATGAAACTGATTGAACTTGCCGTTACAATGGCATATGACGCAAAGGTAAACTTTGAGGATGTTTTCTATCAAGTTCGTATGTGGGATAGTATCATTTACGATGCTCTCTCGCAGGAAAATATTATTATTCCTCCAAAGAGTGATAGTACTAAGGATCAGCAATATGCTGGCGCTTATGTAAAAGAACCTGTTCCTGGTATGTATGATTGGGTGGTCAACTTTGACTTAAACTCCCTGTACCCTCACTTGATTATGCAGTACAACATCAGTCCCGAAACACTCTTGGACGAGCGTGTGGGTGGTATTAATGTTGACCGCCTGCTCAATCGGGAGATTGATACGAGCACCCTACAAGGCGTTACACTGTGTCCTAACGGCACTTTGTACGACACCAGAAAACAGGGGTTTCTTCCTAAACTGATGCAGAAGATTTATGATGAACGTACCATCTATAAAAAGAAAATGCTTGCTGCTAAACAGGAATATGAAAATACTAAAAATCCTGAATTGCTAAAAGATATCTCTAAGTACAATAACATTCAGATGGCACGTAAGATCCAACTTAACTCTGCCTATGGTGCTATTGGCAATGAATATTTTCGCTATTTCCGAATAGAGAATGCTGAGGCAATTACCTTGTCTGGTCAACTTTCAATTCGTTGGATTGAAAAGAAAATGAATGAATACCTTAACCGTATCTTAAAAACTGGAGACAAAGATTATGTCATTGCTATTGATACCGATTCCATTTATCTTAATTTGGGTGATTTGGTGCAATCTGTATTCAAGGGAAGAAAGGCGCCTGATGAGAAAATTGTTGAGTTCCTTGACAAGATCTGTCAAGTGGAACTTGAACCTTTTATTGAAAGTTGCTATGAAGAACTGGCAAAGTATGTAAATGCTTATGAGCAGAAGATGAATATGAAGCGTGAGAACATTGCTAATCGTGGTTTCTGGACTGTGAAGAAGCGTTATGTACTCAATGTATGGGATAGTGAGGGTGTTCGCTATAAGCAACCTAAGATGAAAATTTGTGGTATGGAAACTCAACGTTCTTCTACTCCATCATACTTTCGGGATAAATTATATGAGTCATATAAAATTATTATCAATGGAACTAATGATGATCTTATTGCATTCATTGAGAAGATTAAAAATCATAGTAAAAAGCAAAGCTATATTGATGTGGCATCACCTAGAAGTTGTAATAATCTTGAAAAATATAAAAGTAATAGTAGCATTTATAAATCAGCTACTCCAATTGCCGTCAGAGGTGCATTACTTTATAATTACTATGTTAAGCAGCATAAGATTACTAATAGATTTCCTCTTATCCAAGAGGGAGAAAAAATCAAATTCATCTATTTAAAAACCCCAAATCCAATTGGAGAGAATGTAATTTCATTCTTTCAAAGTATCCCGCCTGAATTTGGTCTAGAAAAGTACATTGATTACACATTGCAATTTGAAAAATCTTTTCTAGAACCACTCAAATCTGTGCTAGAATGTATTGGTTGGGATTATCAGCGTCGTGGCTCACTTACAAGTTTTTTTAGTTGAGGTATTATGAGTTTTTTAAAAAATGTTATTAAAGAGTTAGACAATCCATACGCAAATGTTGTGGATGATTCAGCTGTATGTAAAACGTTTGTTGATACTGGGTCTTACATACTCAATGCTCTTATTAGTGGAAGCATATTTGGTGGTCTTCCATCAAATAAAATCACTGCACTTGCGGGAGAATCTGGTACAGGGAAAACTTTCCTTGCCCTCTCCATCGTCAAGCATTTTCTTGATAGCAACTTGGAAGCACAAGTAATCTATTTTGAATCTGAATCAGCCATCGAAAAAGATATGCTTGATGTTCGTGGTATTGATATTAAACGTGTTGGTTTAGTTCCTGTTACTACAGTACAAGAGTTTCGCACTCAAAGTATTAAAGTACTTGATGAATATATGAAACTTAAGAAAGAAGATAGACCTCCGTTGCTTTTTGTGCTAGATTCCTTAGGTATGCTCTCTACCACCAAAGAGGTTCAGGATGCTACAGATGGTAAAGAAACTAAAGACATGACCCGTGCTCAGGTTATCAAATCCATCTTTCGTATTCTTTCACTCAAGTTGGGCCAAGCAGAAATTCCTTTGATTGTTACAAATCACACATATGATGTGGTTGGTGCTTATGTACCAACTAAAGAAATGGGTGGTGGTAGTGGTCTAAAGTATTCAGCATCGTCCATTCTTTTCCTTTCCAAGAAGAAGGAGAAAGATGGTACTGAAGTTGTTGGCAACATCATTAAAGTGAAGGCAAATAAGTCACGCTTTACAAAAGAAAATTCTACTATTGAAACGAGGTTATATTATGATGCAAGAGGTCTCGACAAGTATTATGGGTTGGTCGAACTTGGAGCAAAGTACGGAGTATTTGAACCTGTGGGTAACCGTGTTAAGGTGGGTAATGCTACTGTATATCCTTCGGTCATTTATAAAGATCCTGATAAGTATTTTACTCCAGAAATCCTCCAAGCACTTGACGAATGTGCTCAAAAAGAATTCTCCTACGGATCAGAATCTTGATGGAAACAATTGAAAGTACAATTTTGAAAAATCTTATTTCTAATGAGAGTTTTATGCGTAAAGTAATCCCTTATATTAAAGGGGAATATTTTACGCAATATTCTGATAAAATTTTGTTTAATATTATTTCAGATTTTGTAGTTTCATATGGTCAATCTCCCACAAAAGAAGTTCTACAAATTGAAGTAGAAAATCGTAAAGATTTAACGGAAGATTCTTATAAAGAATTACAAATCAAGATTGATAATATTAGTGACACTGAAGTAGATTTTCAATGGATATTGGATTCTACTGAAAAATGGTGTAAGCAAAGAGCAGTATATCTTGCACTTCTTGAGAGTGTTAAGATTGCTGATGGTAAAGATAAGAATCGCACTGAAGATGCTATTCCAAGTATTCTTCAGGAAGCACTTGCTGTATCATTTGATGAGCACATTGGACATGATTACATTGACGATTCTGAAAAAAGATTTGAATATTATCATCGAAAGGAAAATAAAATTCCATTTGATATAACACTTTTTAATAAAATTACCAAAGGTGGTCTTCCAAATAAAACATTAAATGTTGCTCTCGCTGGAACTGGTGTTGGTAAATCATTGTTTATGTGTCACTGTGCTGCGGCTGCTCTTATTGAAAGTAAGAATGTTTTATACATTACTTTAGAAATGTCAGAGGAAAAAATTGCTGAACGTATTGATGCTAATCTTCTTAATGTCAATATCAAAGATATTGAAGATATGCCAGAACAATTGTTTAGTAGTAAGATTACTCGACTGGCACAGAAAACTACAGGAAAACTTATTGTTAAAGAGTATCCAACTGCATCTGCTCATTCTGGACATTTTAAAGCATTGCTTAATGATCTTTCAATGAAGAAAAGTTTTGAACCAGATTTGATCTTTATTGATTATCTAAACATCTGTGCTTCATCTAGATATAAAGGAACCTTGGTTAATTCTTATACCTATGTCAAAGCAATTGCTGAGGAACTTAGAGGATTGGCTGTGGAATTCAATGTCCCCATCATGTCTGCTACTCAAACTACTCGTAGTGGTTATGGTAGTACTGATGTTGACCTTACTGACACTTCTGAATCCTTTGGTCTTCCTGCTACTGCTGACTTTATGTTTGCTCTTATAAGTACTGAAGAACTTGAAAATCTTAATCAAATTATGGTTAAACAACTTAAGAACCGCTATAATGATCCCACTATGTTCAAAAGATTTGTGGTGGGTATTGACAGAACAAAGATGAGGTTGTATGATGTAGAGGAATCTGCACAGAAAGACATTGGTGATTCTGGGCAGGAATATGACTTTGAGGAAGTTGCCAAAACTCAAAGTATTTCAAAGGCAAAACTAACTAATTTTAAATTTTAATCTATGACTATTGATTTTGATAAGTATGTTCAATTTGTTGGTGCTGTTACCAGTCCAGCATCCCGTAATATCACAGAGTTTGTTGATCACATTCTTGAATTGAAAGATCAAGGTGCTGACATTCAACGTCTACTTACTGCTGCTTGTGGTATTACTGCTGAGGGTGGAGAGTTTACTGAGATTGTAAAGAAGATTGCATTTCAAGGCAAACCTTATAATAAAGATAACATCTATCATATGAAGCGTGAACTTGGAGATATCCTCTGGTATATTGCTCAAGCGTGTATTGCTCTTGATATTTCATTTGAAGAGATTGCTCAGATGAACTTTGAGAAACTGACTGCACGATACCCAGAAGGAGCATTCAGTATTGAACGAAGTGAGAACCGAGTCGCAAACGATCTTTAATAAATACCCCCATAAGGGGGATTTTTTATGTCTACTGAAAAAAAAGATAAATGGATAAAATATTTTCAAGGTAAAGGTGATGTTGATACTTTTGTTAGAGCTACTGGTAGTGTAAAAAATAAAAGCTATCTTTATGATTTAGAGGGCAAAAAAACTTCAACAAAACTTGAACATGGTGAACCCATACTTGTAAAAGAAAGAGAAGAATATATTATACAAGGACCATTTGCACACAAACTTTTTATTGAATCATCCAAAGGAAATGGGTGGCTTCATGTTGATAATATAGATAAAGGTATAGGGCAAAGAGCATCCATACGATTGGAATCTAATAAACTTATTGGATTGGGTGAACGGATGATAGTCCCTATGTTAAATGGTGAAGAAAATGTTTCATGCAGAATTTTCAAAACTGCGGAAAAACTTGCTATATCAATTTTACATGGACTTGAGAATGAACCATCTGTTCCTGATTATATTGTTGACCAAGTATCACAGTTATTTTATGATGATGTAGTGTATACTCAAAATTCATTAATAAGTGGAAATGTTGATTTTAAATGGAATGGTTCTGTTTCTGAAATTGAAAAAAATTCAATGGGAGTATATCTGGGAGAACTATTAATTGGTTATATGGCTTTAGTTGGAAAAACAGAATGTTTTTCAGAACCAGACATAGTAAAATTTCCAATTGAATATTTTGGAGTACCAGAAAATCCAGCATTTTCAGGAATTGATTCATTCATACAATATCAAGATAGGGGAAAAAATCAAGATGGCGGGAAATTTTTAATATCATCTAAAGCTGGCAATAAAGGTGCATCACCATCTATATGGAAAAATATTATGCCGTATTTAAAACCCAATAAGTTAGATAGTAATACAAACGCCACTTTAGAAAAACTATATAATATTTGTAAAAATATTGATGGTGGTAAAATAACTGGTCGTAAAGGTATGCAATATGTTTATAGATATGGCGTGAAAGAAATTTTGAATTACGAAGTTGGTCCTACAACTAGAGATGGATCTGGGAAAGAAAAGGCAGTTGTAAATCCACAGGATTTTTATAATGTACTTAAAGCAGGTAAACCATATCCTCCTGTATATGATAATATAATATTAGATGCTATTAAAATACAAAAGAGTTTAAATTCTACAGAATTTAAATCTGCAAGCTCTACTGCAGTAACAACTGCATTGGAAAAAGGTGTTGGAATGAGTTCTTTTTTTTGTAGATATATTTCAGACAAACTAAATAATGAAATAAATTCTCTAGATAAGATGCGTAATACTGTATCTGGTAGAGTAGTTTATCAAGCATATTTAAATACACCAAAATTTAAAAAAGGTAAAATATATTTTACTACCAAAAAAGCAACAAAAGCTAGTTTAATTACCACTGGATCTAAATCTGGTGCAACTAAAATTGATATGTCAAATACAGTTAATTATAATTTAATATTTGAAAACTAATGGCAAACATAGTTAAACTAAAACACCTTGAACATCTTGAAGATGAAGTTTTGAACTACGGTTCGGAAGGATGTTTTGCGATTGTTAAATTCCTTACTGAACTTAAAAATATGATCGGCAAAAAATCTACGGGTGGATTTCTTCAAACTAAATGGGATGGTGCTCCCTCTGTAGTTTGTGGAGTACATCCAATAACTGGAGGATTTTTTGTCGGAACTAAATCTGTATTTAATAAAAAAGATCCAAAAATTTGCTTTACTCCTGGCGATATTGACTCAATGTATGAGAACGAGTTAAATAAAAAACTTAAAGATTGTCTTAAGTATTTTTCACAACTCGGTATCACTGGGGTCATTCAAGGAGATCTTCTATATACTAATGATAAAAAAACTCAAAGAATAAATGATGAAGAACTTGTAGTATTCAGACCTAATACAATTACATATGGTATCCCAACTGATCATCCGATTGGTCAAAAAGTCAATAGATCTAAAATTGGAGTGGTTTTTCATACTAATTATGCTGGTGGTCCTGATCTTGCAGATATGTCTGCAAGACCTCGTGTGGATATTTCAAAGTTTAATTCTGTTGATGATGTTGCCGTTATCTCTAATGATACGCAAGTTCAGCAAGTATCTTTTACGAAAACAGAAGAACAAACATTCAACAGATACATTCAAAAAATAAACAGAATGTGTGAGATCTCTGCAAAATTTCATGATTACATTGTGGAAAATTCAGGCACTACTGGAGATGCAAAGTTTTTTGTTGGATCTTATTTAAAACCATTTTTTAATAATGAAATTAAAGAAGCAAGAACTATTAATAATGTTGATGCTACTCTAAAATCTTTTGCTGAATTTTATAAAACAAAAATGGATAAGGAAATTAATTCAGTAAAAACTGCAGCAGCACAAACAAAAAAGCGCGAATTTTTATACACGGGTGTTAAATACTTAGAAGATCATCAAAATGAATTCAAGGCATTTGTTGCACTTTATCAAACCATTCAAGAAGCAAAGTTATTCATTATACAAAAACTGGATTCATTAGAACAGTTCAGAACTTTTGTTGAGATTGATGGAGGTTACAAAGTTACTACTCCAGAAGGTTATGTTCTTCATCAAGATGGGGATATGGTGAAATTAGTTAATCGCATTGAGTTCAGTAAAAACAATTTTACAATAGAAAAGAACTGGAAGAAATGAGCCTCATAGAATATAAAAGTTGTTACTTTACTTTTGGTAGATTTCAGCCCTGCACTATAGGACATGCGGATAACTTTGCCAATTTAAAAAAGATTGCTGGTACTAATGATTATCGCATTTACATCAGTCAGTCAGTAGATACAAAAGGTAATAATCCTTTACCTGCTGATGTTAAACTTACTTATATGAATAAGTCATTGCCAGAACATCGTGGTAAAATATTCAGTAGCGCAACTGCAAAAGACCCTGTAACTATTCTACAGGAGTTACAGTCCTTAGGATATGACAACGCATACTTTGTTGTAGGGTCTGATAGAGTTCCTGCTATGCAATGGATTAAAAAATATAATGGTAAGGACTTTGTATTCAATGAACTTGATGTAATTTCTTCGGGTGATAGAGATGCTGATGGTGATACCTTTGCAATCTCTGGAACTAAAATGAGACGTGCAGCATTTGCTGGTGACTTTAAAACTTTTAGAACTGGTATTCCTACAGCATTAACTGATACAGATTGTAAAAAACTTATGAAAGAAATTCAAACAAGATTGCCCGCAAATTTTAAATAAAAAAACAAAAATGCATTTACCAATCATAAACATTCAAAAAAATGGTGAAAGTAAATATATTGATATTATACAAAATGCATTTGAAAAAGCAAAAAAATATGAAAGTAAACTTTCAGATTGGATTATTACTATGGAGGGAATGTCGGGGGTTCAGTATAGACATTTTGTAAATAATTTATTTGAAAATATTGAAAACTCTAACTACCTTGAAATAGGATGTTGGAAGGGATCTACTACATGTTCTGCCGCTTATAAAAATTTAATTAAAACATATTGTATTGATAATTGGAAAGAGTTTGGTGGACCCAAAGATCAATTCTCAAATAATATTAGTAGATGTATGACTGAAAGTGATGATAAATGTGATATTGAATTAGTTGAAAATGATTTTAGGAAATTACAATATGATAACATTGGCAAATATAATGTTTATATGTTTGATGGTCCACACTCACAAGATGATCAAAGGGATGCATTAATAGTTGTTAAGGATGCACTTGAAGATGAATTTATTTTTATTTGCGACGATTGGAATTGGGGTGAGGTGAGAGAAGGTACTAGACAAGGATTAGAACAATCTAATATGAAAGTAATTTATTCAATTGATCTTAGAACTACTCCTGATAATACTACTTGCAGTTTTGAGAATGGTTATGAAAGAAGTGACTGGCACAATGGGTATTATATTTCAGTAATTAAAAAGTTAAATAAATAATATATTAGTAATTCAAAACATTAATGTATAATTTTTCTGAATACTCCACCAAAGTGTACATGCGCGAAAAGTACTATAGTGGAGAAATGTTTCCAGAAGGAATGAGAGTAAAGAATAATAACGATAGAGTAGGTGTTATAATTCGTCGGGGACCAAATTATGTAATTTGTTTAGACGAGAATCAAAAAACTTTTAGGAGTTGGATTTCTGATGTTCATGAAGTGCATGAATTAGGAACTGATGAAACGAGAGAATATCTTCAAGGATTGACGCCAGGACAAAAAATTGAAAAATATGCAAAGACGAAAACCCCTGAACACACTACAATCATAAATAAAAGAAAAAGTGTTCAAAAAGAAATGTACAACGATAGTTTTTCCAAATTTTTAATTGAAAGATCCGCTAATGGAATTAGCGGAAAAAATTGTTTTGGAGAAGTAGAAAATCAAGAAGAAGTAGTAAATAATTTTTCCAAAGAATTGATTGCTGAGGCAGAGAAAAGTTTAAAAACTGATAATCCTTGTTGGAAAGGTTATAAACCAGTAGGCACCAAAAAGAAAAATGGTAAAACAGTTCCTAATTGCGTTCCCGAAGAAGTAGAAAATTCTACTGCAGATAAAAAAGCTGATAAAGCAGGAATGAAAAAATATCATATGACTTCTGCTGAATGGGAAAAATCTGAAATGGATAAAAAAGCAGATGCCAAACTTGATAAAAAAACAAAAAAAGAAGGATTAGATCCTGTTGGTAAAGAAGATGCTGATGTTAACAATGATGGTAAAGTTGATAAAACTGATAGCTATTTAAAGAAGCGTCGTGTCGCAATTTCAAAATCAATTACTAAAAAAGAAGAATATTCGGATTGGAGAAATGAACTTGAAGAAGGTAAAAAACCAAAAGAAGGTGAGCAAGTTCCTGAAGTAAAAGAATCTTCATGTGGAAATTGTGGAACATGCAGCAAGTGTAAATCAATAAAGATGGAAGATAAATTGTCTCCCTCAGAAACAGGAAAAAAAGAAAAATTAGTTAAGTCAATGAAAAAAAATTTAAAGGATTTTAAATCACGTTATGGAGAACGTGGTAAATCAGTTATGTACGCTACTGCCACAAAAATGGCAAAAGAATAAATAAAGTGTATTTTAATTATTAGGAGTTACCATGACTACCGCATTTATTCTTGCTACAGTTAAAACATTGAGCGCAGCAAATGTTCAACTTGGACTTGGCGCTCTCTTAGCATTATCTGAAGTTCTTGGAGCAGATCCAAGAATTAAATCAAATGGAATTATTTCGTTTGTTTTACTTCAAGTACAAAATTTCTTGAGAAGAAAAAAAGAAGAAGTTTAAATTTTTTGATTTGTTGAAATTAAATAATTTTAATGAGGGGGGTGCTATGTCCCCTTTTTTTATAAATATAAAAAGAAACGACCAATAAGGAGAATTAACATGCCTCTCTGGGGAAAAAGTACAGGCGACGAATCAAGACCTAAGTGGTTAAGACCAGAAGATCAGCCAGCAAATAACTTGAATACTGCATTTGCAGATGCTCGTGGATGGGTGATCAAACATGCTAATGGTTTTGAAGAAGTAATTGCTACTATAAGTAATCTTGGTGGTGCTGGTGCTACTGACCTTTTGGGCAATGCTACAATTGCTAGTGTATATTTTGCCGCAAAAACTTATGCAAGAAATGTTACTGGTACAGTAATTGTTAATTATAATGAACTTGTAACAGTAACTGCAGGAGCAACTCTTGTAGTTACTGGATCTGTATCTGGTGCTATTACTGCAACTGCTGCTACACAAACAGGAGTTCAGCAAGTAGCATTTACATTTACAGTACCTAACTCAGCACAGACACTTTCAATTGGTGCTCAGACAATTTCTGGTACTATTGTTGATAAAGGTACAGCAACTGCTTCTGACAAAGTATTTGTAAGTGGAGATATTATTAATACTGCTGCTGGTACAGGAACGGTCAAGACAATCGCTGTTGCATAATAAATGAGATTTGATGAACTGAATGAAGATAATTATATTTTCTTCGCAATTAAACATTATAACAATCCTCAATGTACAACCAGAGAGGAATTTGAAGAAGATCTTAAAAGATTTAAATATGTTAAAAAGTTGATTAGGAAATATCTAAAAGATAATATTCTTAAACATCATTTAATTTTAAATCATTTAATTATTCTCTTTAATGTTTTTAATGACGCCACTGTACCACTGTTATTTTATAAAATTGAAAGTAATTGTTGGCCAGTTCTAAAATCTTTTCTACTTTATCTTGATAGATTTCCTGAAGGATATTTAAATTATCTTGATCCAGATTCTAAATCTTTAGAAGAACTAAATAAGATATGAAAGACTTAAGAGAACTTCTACAAAAAGCACGAAAAAAAGTATGGGAAGATGCTGCTGTTAATTCAGTAGGCACTGGTGCCAATCTTTCAATGCCTCCTGCTGTAGAACCATTTGTTTCTTCCAAAAAGAAAAAAACTTATGATGGAAGAACAAAAGCTGGTAGAAAATTTGTAAACGCTATTCTATTAAATAGAGATAAAAGAGCAAAGAAAAAAATGACTAAAGAAGAACTAAACATTTTTGAGGCTGATGATAATGCAAAGCAAGGTCCTTCAGAAACTGAAAGGGCACAGAAACAAATTACTCAGCAGAAAAAATTAAATAAGCAGAAAGAGATTCAGCAAAAATCTCAAGAAGCTAAGGCAAAGATGCAGAATAAAACTAAAGAGATGGACACTTTAATGAAAGCTCGTCTGTCTGATTTTAGAAAAAAAGCTGCTCAAAAAACTACTCAACTTCAAAAACAAAATGCTAGTTTTGAACCTGATGGTGAACAACTTCAAGAAACAATTGGAATAATTCAACACGGTCAAGAAGTTCTTTCTACTTTAATGCGTCTGGCTGGTGATGCTACCTTTGAATACAAAGAAGGATTTGTTCAATTTCCTGATGGTAGAAGTATGAAGGTTAATTCTGATATTGCAAAAAGAGTTGTATCAACGTTTGAAGCGTTAGATCATATTAGGCAACAACAATATAGATTTCTTATGAATCGTGACCTCGAATCGTTTATGAAAGTATTGAATTTTTCCACATCTGCGATGTGAGGATAAAATGTTTAGCACCAAACAACCTCAATCAAAAATTGATGTTTTAGAATCTAAAGTTGATATTTATGAAAAGTTATCAAGAGAAATGCTTGATAAACTTGAATCGGCAGTAGAAAAAATATCCGAATCTAATAATAGAATTGCTTTAATTCTTGCTAAACATGATGAAAGAATTGAACAAAGTATTAAATCTGATTCTCTCATTATTAAGATGATTGAAGATTTAAGAAAAGAAAATACAGAAGAACACGCTCGCACATTAGAACGTGTTCGTAGAGTAGAAGAAAGATCAGAAGAATTTAGTAGAGTTAAGTGGATGACAATTGGGATTGGAGTATTTGGCGCTGTCCTTGCAACTGCAGTATCAACTTTGGCTTCTGGGTGGTTGACACCAGGCGAATTGGGGTATAAAATGGAGCATAGATATGTCCCAAACCAAGAAAACGTTCGTAAATGAGTTTTATTGACACCAAATACATCAACCTCATCTCCCCTCAATTAGTAAAGTTTACAAAGAAAAAAGAAGATCTTTATACATTTAGATGCCCCTATTGTGGAGATTCTTCCAAGAATCAAAACAAAACTAGGGGATATTTTTATCGTAAACGTTCTGATTTTTTCTTTAAATGTCATAACTGTGGGCAAGGCAGAACGCTGGCAAATTTCTTTAAGGACAATTGTGTTTCACTTTATGATGAGTACGTTCTAGAGCGATATAAGGAGGGGCTGACGGGCAAATCAACTAACACCCCCAACCCAAAATTTAATATTTCTAAACCAATTTTTGTAAAATCTAAACCGTCAGAAGATGTAAATATTTTATCTAATCTTGAAAAAATATCAGATCTAAATAGTACACATGCCGCTAAAGCTTACCTCATCAATCGTCAAATACCAGAGAAATATTTCTCAAATTTCTATTACGCAGAGGACTTTAATGCTTGGGCTTGCTTGGAAAATACTCAACAAGAGTCAAGAATTGTTATCCCACTATTTACAGCAGAAGGAAAAGTATTTGGACATCAAGGTAGATCTTTGGATAAAAATACAAAGTTACGTTATATTACTACCATACTGGATAAAGAACATCCTAAAGTATTCGGACTCAATAATATAAACCCTGCCGAGAAAATATATGTCACAGAAGGACCATTTGATTCACTATTCCTACAAAATGCCATCGCAATGTGCGGATCTGATGTTGCCCTTGATCAGTTTAAATTCAATGATGTTGTTTATGTTTTGGACAATGAGCCCAGAAATAGACAGATCGTTGATCGATATGAAAAACTCATTGATCAAGGTAAATCTTTAGTTATTTGGCATCAAGAAATTAAAGAAAAAGACATTAATGATATGGTAATTGCTGGACGAAATGTTCAACATGTAGTAGAATGCAATACCTATCAGGGATTAGAAGCAAAAATCAAATTAACCTCCTGGAAAAAAATATGAGTAACGGAATTAAAGTTGTAAAACGCGGCGGAACAATCGAATCTTTAAATCTTGATAAGATTCATTCTATGGTTGATTGTGCTTGCGGCGGCCTTTCTGGAGTTTCTACATCACAAGTAGAAATGAATTCGGGCATTCAATTTTATGATGGAATTACAACTGACGAAATTCAAGAAATTTTAATTCGTTCTGCCAGTGATCTTATTTCACTGGAAAATCCCAATTATCAATTTGTCGCAGCACGTCTTTTATTGTTTGGATTATATAAACAAGTATTTGGAGCAGATTGGAATCAAGGATTTCCTACAATCAAAGAAGTTTTACTTAATGGTGTAGAAAAAAAAATTTATGATTGTCAATTAATTGACAAATATACAAATGAGGAGTGGATTAAAATTAATTCTCTCATTCGTCATGATAGAGATTACTTATTCACTTATGCTGGACTTAGGCAAGTAGTGGATAAATATCTTGTACAAGATCGCAGTAGCGGTGGGGTATACGAAACTCCACAATACGCTTATATGTTAGTTGCAGCAACCATTTTTGCTAAATATCCAAAACAAACACGATTAGATTATGTGAAAAAGTATTATGATGCAATCTCAAAACACAGAATCAATGTACCAACACCCATCCTCGCAGGAGTTAGAACACCACTTAGACAATTTGCGTCTTGTGTTCTTATTGATAGTGATGACACCCTCGACAGTATCTTTAGTAGTGACATGGCTATTGGTCGTTATGTTGCACAACGCGCAGGCATCGGTGTCAATGCAGGCAGAATCCGTGCTCTCAATAGTAAAATCAGAGGCGGAGAAGTTTCTCATACGGGGGTTATCCCGTTCCTCAAAAAGTTTGAATCAACTGTCAGATGCTGTACACAGAACGGGATTCGTGGTGGAAGTGCTACTGTCCATTTTCCAATCTGGCACAAAGAAATAGAAGATATTATTGTATTAAAAAACAATAAAGGAACCGAAGATAATCGTGTTCGCAAGTTAGATTATAGTATTCAAATCAGTAAACTTTTTTATGAAAGATTTATTAGAAATGAAAATATTTCTCTCTTCTCTCCACACGACGTTCCTGATTTATCTGATGCTTTTGGGCTCCCTGGATTTGATGAGCTATACAATGTTTACGAACGAGATACTTCTATTCCGAAAAAAACTATTGGTGCTCAAGAACTTTTTTTAAATCTTTTGAAAGAAAGAGCAGAAACTGGTCGTATTTATATTATGAATATTGATCATTGCAATGATCATTCTTCATTTAAAGATAAAATTTGGATGAGTAATCTTTGTCAAGAGATTACCCTGCCAACCAAACCTCTTCAACATATTGATGATCCTAATGGTGAAATTGCTTTGTGTATTTTATCTGCAATTAATATAGGTAAAATTAAATCTGATGAAGAATTTGAATCTCTTTGTGATTTAAGTGTACGTTCATTAGATGAATTAATTGATTATCAAGATTATCCTGTATTAGCAGCCGAAAAATCTACTAAAGCACGTAGATCATTAGGTATTGGATTTATTGGTCTTGCACATTATCTAGCAAAACTTGGATTTGATTATAATTCTCAAGAAGCTTGGGATGCTATTCACGAACTTTCTGAATCATTTCAATACTTTCTTTTGAAATCATCTAATCAACTTGCCAAAGAAAAAGGTGCTTGTGGGTATTTTACTCGCACTAAATATGCAGATGGTATTCTTCCTATCGATACCTATAAGAAGGATGTTGATGAAATTTCTACCAAAGGTTATAACCATGATTGGGAGTTACTCAGAACATCTATTCTGGAACACGGGCTTAGGCACTCAACACTGTCCGCACAGATGCCATCGGAGAGCAGTTCCGTTGTGTCAAATGCCACAAACGGCATTGAACCGCCTAGAGGATACTTGTCCATTAAAAAATCAAAGAAGGGACCACTCAAACAAATTGTTCCTCAATATGCAACACTTAAAAATAACTATACTCTTTTATGGGATATGCCTGACAATAATGGTTATATTAACATTGTTGCCATTATGCAAAAGTTTTTTGATCAAGCGATTAGTGGAAACTGGTCATACAACCCAGAAAATTATGAAGACAATGAAGTTCCAGTAAGTGTAATGGCAAATGATTTGCTTAAAACTTATAAGTATGGTTGGAAGACAAGTTATTATCAAAATACATATGATATTAAAACTGATGAAAATGAAACAGAGGAATCTAAAAAAGAAAATATTCAAAATTTAATTAAAAATATTTTAAATTTATCAGAGGAGGCAAATTGTGACAGTTGTTCAATTTAAAATTAATAATGAATTTGAAATGAAAGGTCTAACAGTTTTTAATAAAGATATAATTGATTCTAAGAAACAACCAATGTTTTTTGGTGCTCCTTTGGGCATTCAAAGGTACGATTCTTATAAATATCCTGTGTTTGATAAACTTACTCAAACTCAACTAGGATATTTTTGGAGACCTGAAGAAGTTTCTTTACAGAAAGATCGTGCTGATTATCAAACTCTTCGTCCAGAGCAAAAACATATCTTTACTTCTAACTTGAAGTATCAAATTATGCTTGATTCTGTACAAGGTCGTGGTCCTGGAATGGCATTTATTCCATACTGTTCACTTCCTGAATTGGAAGCTTGTATGGAAGTGTGGGGATTTATGGAAATGATTCATAGTCGTTCTTATACATATATTATTAAAAATGTGTATTCAGATCCTGCAGAAGTATTTGATACTATTTTAACTGATAATATGATTCTTTCTCGTGCCGAAAGTGTTACTGGAGCATATGATGATTTTATTAATGATGCTCATGTTTATGGCACTAGTGAGCGTTGGCGACACAACTTAGAAGGTGTTTCGTCTGCTCAATGTGATCTTTATGAACTTAAGAGAAAACTTTATCGTGCTATGATTAATGTAAACATTCTAGAGGGGATTAGATTTTATGTCTCGTTTGCGTGTTCTTTTGCGTTTGGGGAACTTAAACTCATGGAGGGATCTGCCAAAATTATCTCTCTTATCGCAAGAGATGAAAATCAGCATCTTGTCATCACTCAAAACATCCTCAACAAATGGCGTGAGGGGGATGATCCAGAGATGCTCAAAATCGCTGCAGAAGAAGAAGAGTGGGTTTATCAAACGTTTGATGCAGCAGTAAATGAGGAAAAAATTTGGGCAGATTATCTGTTTAAAAATGGTAGTATGATTGGATTAAATTCTAAGCTCTTAATTCAATATGTTGAATGGATTGCAAATCGTCGTATGAAATCAATTGGACTTAAACCACAATATGATATTCCCGCTAAAAATAATCCTCTTCCTTGGACTGAGCATTGGATTAGTTCTAAAGGTCTTCAGGTTGCTCCTCAAGAAACTGAAGTTGAATCTTATGTCGTTGGTGGTATTAAACAAGATGTTAAAAAAGATACTTTTGCTGGTTTTAAATTATGAAAAAATATTTAAGAAAAAAAAACATAGACAAGTTAATCAAAATAAAAGAACAACTAGAGAAGGTGGGTCCGAAGAGTTTGTCTCAAGCATACATGTTGTCAGTACTGAAACGAAAATTCCCGATCCCTGGTTCAATTGAATAGATAAATACCTTTACATGGAGGGTTTTTTTATTATGAAACCACAATCAGCTAAAAATAAAGGAAGAATTCTCCAAAAATGGGTCAGAGATAAACTTATTGAAGCACTTGATATTCATCCAGAAGATATTGAATCTCGTAGTATGGGAGCAGGCGGAGAAGACCTTATCATGGCTCGTGCTGCCAGATTAAAGTTTCCTCATAGTATTGAATGTAAAAATGTAGAGAAGCTAAATATATGGGATGCCTACGAACAGGCATCTGCAAACTCTGGTGACTATGAACCTCTTGTTGTCATTAAAAAAAATGGCAAAAAACCTTTGGTTGTGTTAGACGCAGAATATTTTATTAATTTATTCGGAGAAAAAAATGACTTTAAATCTTCATAACTTTTTTAAGTATTATGATGAACACAATGTAAATCATATTTCTGCAGTAGGCATTTTAGAGAAATCAATTTCAACTCTATTAGTGCCAAATGCTGATTGGGTAATAACGTATAGAGGAAAAGCTGCAATTCTTGGAGAAGCAGTAGATCTTCATAAATTCTTTCAGTATTATAATGAAAAACTTTCAAATCATGTAGCAGCAGTTGATCAACTTCAGAAAGAAGTTCCTGCTGAATTGCTTTTAGATACTGCTGATTGGGCAAAAAAATATAGAGAAAAACCACCAGCACCAAAAGAAATTAATTTAAACGTTCCTTACTACAATCAAGTAGATAATTATAGGGATGCTGGAAGAACTTGCAACTCTTCATCCTGTGCTATGTGTCTTGAGTTTTTAAAACCAGGAACACTTCATGGAACTAAGGGAGATGATGTCTACATTCAAAAAGTATTTTCAATTGGCGACACAACTGATCACTCAGTTCAAACTCAGGCTCTTGCATCTTATGGTGTTAAATCTGAATTTAATTACAATCTTGGTTTTTCTGATATTGATAAAAGTTTATCTGTTGGGAAACCTGTTGTTATTGGTATTTTACACAGGGGTTCTCTTTCTGCTCCTACTGGCGGGCATATGGTTGTAGTCAAAGGTAAGACTGCTAAAGGTGATTATTATATCAATGATCCTTATGGTTCATTAAATGATGGATATACTGGTCCCGTAGAAAATGGTAAGAATTGTGTCTATACAAAAGAAATTCTTATATATCGTTGGTTAGATCAAGGTGCAGATAAAACTGGATGGGGAAGAATTTTTAAGTGAAATTAACAGCAGGAATCAATTATAATTTGATGTTTTTCATTTTTTGAATTTACATTCTAACCATTTCCATAATACGATTAAACCAATCGCAACTGAGACCCAACCAATAGCAGAGATACCTGAAAATTCTTTAAGACAACTTTTAAATGGACCTAGATGAACTTCTCCATCACAAATAGTTGTTTTTGTTGTAGTATTTCCTTTAGAATCTTTTGTGATTTCTATCACTAATTCATTTAATTCTCTGTATTCATTTTGATTATTCATCCCAAGATCCTTCCTGTTTATGTATCCAAACTTTTAAATCTTTTACATATTTTCTTAATATTTGTGCTTGTTCTTCGTGCCATGGATCTTCTGTTTTCATTCCGATCCTAATATGATTGTCTATTGCTTGTAACATCTGGTGAATGGGAGCATTCCATGGCTCCCTAATTGGAGTATTCCACTCTCTTGGCATACATTTGGTTATATTATCACCATTAATATTTATGCGGTGATTGACAAAATCCTAAATAAATGTTATATTATGAATTCCTCACAACTGGGGATCACATCATTATAACGTGAGTGAAAATTAGAGCCGTGGAAGGTGCCTGCTGAGAGGTTTGGTGTACCCCCCTTCTATACGGATGTAGAATTCTATTTAACTAAATGCTTTTTAAAACACTTTCAATTCTTGCTATTGCTGTAACTGGTTTATCTCCTATTAAAGCAAAAGCAGCGAGCGGATGTTCCCTCGCATCACATTATGGAGTCGGTGATGGATATCACGGGCAGACAACTGCCAATGGCGAAAAATACAATGCTTATGAAAAATCGGTAGCACATAAATGGTTACCATTTGGCACAAAGTTGATAGTTACGAATCAACAAAATGGTAAATCAGTGATTGTGCGTGTAAATGATCGTGGACCTTATGTTGGTGGCAGAGATCTTGACTTATCTTATGGTGCGTTCTCTTCTATTGCTTTACCTAGTCAAGGAGTTGCTAACATCTGCTATGCAACTTTATAGTATTTGATAAATATTGGGGAGTTACACTCCCCTTTTTTTATGTTCAATTTTAATTTTGGTAAAAAGAAAACATCTATAAAAACAATATTAATACTTACATTGATTGTAGCATCACTTTCATCTTGTCTTAAGATAGAAGATAAACATATCTGGGATATTATTTACGAAGCATTAGTAAAGTATCAACCAGATTCTTCTTTAATACCAGAACTACAGAAAGATCCTGGTATTATTGAAAGAAAAGCAAAACGAACTGTTGATAAAACAATCAGAGATTACGAACGCTTGACGGGGGACGATGGAACTGTTAAGATATCACCTCCAAAATACTCAGAAAAACCAGTGGACACTTCTGTGTGCTATACTGATGAGTGTAGATCACTGGGAGGGGAAATTAGATTATGTGCTCCATGGGTTGACGACTGCCCTAAACAGTGATATTGTTGTTACATGAACTCCAGCAAGGTGTTTGCTAGGATATAAAAAACTGACGCCTCCCTCTGCAGAAAGAGTAACCATCAGGTCAGTGTTCATAAAATAGAAGTGTGACAGAGAGGGTTATTGCTGGGGATTGCTAATCCCCTGATACATGCTACAATATATCCGTTGGTTCAAATCCAACCACTTCCGTTGGAATTGTAGCTCAGTGGTAGAGCACTCGGCTGATAACCGAGCGGTCACAAGTTCAAATCTTGTCGATTCCATTTGACAATCTAAGCACTCTTTGTTATGATCGTTTTATGTTTCGGTAGCTCAGTGGAAAGAGCATCTGCCTTCTAAGCAGTTGGTCGCTGGTTCGATCCCAGCCCGAAACGCTTGACAATTATGAGTGAATGCTTTATAATTGTCATGAAGAAATTTGTCAAATTTCTTATTTTTGTGCGTTTTACAATTTTTTGAAATCTCATATGAGATTTCTTTTTTTTGGGGTGTAGCTCAGCGGTAGTAGCGGGATGCTGTTAACATCTAGGTCGCAGGTTCGATCCCTGCCACCCCAGTTGGAAGTAAGAACTGCGATTGCCCATATATACAATAAAATACTTAATATTATGACCAAGATTAGATGCAAATTTTGCAATAAAGAATTACAAACTTCTCAAGTAAATAAAGGGATTGGATGTCACTGTCCAAATGAAACTTATATCACGCTTGATCGTTCTGGTCAGGTGAAAATTTCTGCTAAAGATATGTCATTAGTTGAGATTATTGAAGGGGTATCCAAGAAACGTTTGACAAGTCAAAAAAAATCTGATACTCTTCTTACAGACGCAGATCTCCAATGGCAAGAAGAACGCAGAGAACGAAAAGTTTCTCGCAAACTTTTAGATTCAGTGGAGATACGCTGATATCTAACGGGGCGTAGTATAGTGGCAGAATGCCGCGTTTGGGACGCGGAGGTGCAAGTTCGATTCTTGCCGCCCCGACTTTGGGAGTGTAGCTCAATTGGCAGAGCGGAAAGCTTATACCTTTCGTATACGGCAGATTACCGTGCGGTTGGGGGTTCAAGTCCCTCCATTCCTACTTGACAAAGTATGTTATAATATATCTGTTAATTTAATTTAAAGATGAATAGTCAAAAACTTTTTCGTAAATTTGCTAATGAAATTCAAATCTTCAATGATGCAATTGATGGAATCGTCAACTTAGAGGATGAGTATCCTCAACTTTATAAAAAACTTTATGAGTTTTATGATGTAAATGGTCTTCAACTATATGGAGATACCGATGATGATTATGAAATTGTTTTAACTCAATTAGAAAAGGACTTGACAATATGAGCAGACCATGCTATTATTAATGTGTAATTAAAATTTTTTTATGACTGTCACTGCTCCTAAAGTTATTTTTGAACGTGAGGGATATCGCTTTGTTCAAAAAGGTATTATTGAACTGAATGGTATGCCTGATTTCAGAATGCAAAAAAAAGATTATTATACTAAACGATGGAACGACATTTATCTTTTTGATAATCAAATGCAATGCTTAACTGCTATGGAAGATATTGAATATGCAAAATGGTTAGATCCTGATTGCGTTCCCGCCTATAGGCATTATACTTAACTCAAGAAAAGGATTTTTAATATGCCATTAAATAACACTCCACTTAATTGGAAAAATAAAACTGAATTTGTACCCACTAAACCAGAGGAAAAAACTATGTCTACTTTTGATTATTTAAATAACGCAGAAACTGAACTTCGAAATGCTTTAAAATCTACAACTGATCTTTCTCAAGCATATCAACTTCGTAGAATTGTTGATACGATTAATACTGTAGAGGAAATTAAAAATCAATTTAAGTTTTCGGTATCAGAAGATAGTAAAATTAAAGATGGATTTTTTCACAGTGAAAACTTTGAAGATATGTATGGAGGAATGCCATTTCCGAGTGCAAGCTCGCCTGATAAATTAATTCTTGGCTGATTATGATTCCTGTATTAGGTGTTCCTATTCTTAATAGAGGAGATTTGTTATTAGATCTTGTAAGCAGCATTGATTATCCTGTAGAAAAACTTGCTATTGTTCAGAATAGTCAAGAACCAGATGTAGTTGATGCTGTTGAAAAGATCAAAGGTGATATCAATCCTTATGTAAAATCTGTATATGTTTCTGTTCCATTTAGAAACATTGGTTGTGGTCCTTCTTGGAATCATATTATTAAAAGTTTTTCTGAAGCATCTCTTTGGGTAATTTCAAATAATGATATGATCTTTGCAGCGGGCAATTTAGAAAAAATTTATATTGAACATACAAAAAATCCTGATGCATTTCTTATGGCAATTGGATTTGGACTTTTTGGAATCACTCCTTATATTGTTCATACGTGTGGATTGTTTGATGAAAATCTTTATCCAGCATATTTTGAAGACAATGATTATCAATTTAGATTAGAAAGAAGTGGCGTTCAAAAAATTGATGTTCCATCAAGAGTTGTTAGAGAGGAAGGTAGTTTTACGATCAGAAGTAATACTAATTATAATTCTGCTAATGGTAAAAGTTATCCAATAAACGAAAAATATTTTCATGAAAAATGGGGCGTGAATCAAATTTTTCCCGATGGTTCAGTTGGTTATAAACATCCTTATAATAATTCAGCATTGCTTATAGGAACTTGGAATTATGATCCTATAAGAAGAAGAATTCAAAATCAATATTGGAATAATATGGATTCTTTTAGTAATAAAACAATTTTTTAATATGTCATTTAATAAATTGATTATTGATTCTACAAATTCACGAACTGATCTTTGTGATCTTGGAGTTAAATATCCAACAGATAAATCTCCATATAATGTGGGATCAAGTAGTGGTCATAGGCATCCTTATACTGCTGTGTATGATCTTCTCTTTGCTTCACTAAGATATAAAGATATCAACTTTGGTGAGATTGGAATTGAGTATAACAAATCTATGATTTGCTGGAGAAATTATTTTACTAAAGCAAAACTTTGGGGATGGGAATACTATCAAGAAAAAATTGATAAAGCTTTACTGGATGGATTGAAAGATGTTACATATATTAATATGAATGTATCTTTAGAAAATTCAATTGAAGAAGGATTTAAACAATCTGGAGTTAAATTTGATATTATTATTGATGATTCTACACATGTATTTGAAGATCAAATACGAATTTCTAAAATAGTTCATGAGTACATAAAACCTGGAGGTTATTTTATTATAGAAGATATCTTCAGAAATAGATCGGAAATTGATTACTATCAATCGATCGGTGATTATTCAAAGTATTATCACAGCATCACATTTGTTGATACTGAACATTCAAATAAACTATCAGAACACTGGGATAACGACAAACTATTAGTAATGATAAGAAACGAATTATGATACACATTATCACTCCATGTTCTCGTCCAGAGAATTTAATCTTTATGAGAGATTCTGTTCCAGCAGAATGTAATTGGATTATTGTTTATGATAAGTTAGCAAAACCAACTTCAGAAATTAAAGGAGCAACTATTTTATATTCTCCATATACTGGGTGTGTGGGAAATCCGAATAGAAATTATGCATTAGATAATATTGAATTTTCTGATACTGATTGGATATACATTCTTGATGATGATAATATTATTCATCCAGAATGGTTTAATAATGTAAAAGATTTTACTGCTGATTATCTTAATATGATTGCTTGGGGACAAGTTTGGAAAAATAATAGTATTCGTTTAACTCCCACGAATGATCCAGACATTGGAAACATTGACACTTCTTGTTATATGGTTAGGGGTAGATTAATGAAAACTCTTCGTTATGAAATGATCTATGAGGCTGATGGAGTTATGGCAAGAGAAGCATATAAACAAGGAGGTTTTATGATGCTTGATCAATATCTTGGGTATTATAATTACCTTAGAACACCTGAAGATAGGGACTTGATATTATAATTAAATATAATAGTCCTGGAATGACTTAAAACTTATACTGGTGGAGTCAAATTTGACCCTATTACCACACACAAACACACACATTAAAGGAGAAAACAAATGACACCTTACGAACTACGTTTTGAAATCTTTAAGCAAGCAAATGGCCTTGCTCAAGACAAATATCATGCAGCATTTGCCATTGTTGAACAATGGAATGAACATAATTCTGTAAAAACAGATTATCCAGATTTTCCTTCTTATGAGGAGATTGAAGCACTTGCTGATAAAATCAACGCTTTTGTAAGCAAAAACTAGGTTTCCAATTCCCAGTTAAAGAATTGGTGGTGTGGCCCAGCCGCACCCTGCGAAATTAGTTCAGTGGTAGAACGCTATCCTTCCAAGTTAGATGTCAGGAGTTCGAATCTCCTATTTCGCTTATTATAAATACTTTTACGAAAAGTATTAAAGTCACCGAATGTCAAGTATATATGTTGACGAAGTTGTAGCAAGCGGTTTAACTCAGGTAAATTTTCCTCAAGGTATTAAAATCGGTGCTGCTAAAACTATAGATCTAAGCGCGTCAGCTATTAGTTTGACCTCTGGAATTGGTCTTGCTGGCCAAGTATTAGCTGCTACTGGTACTGGACTTACTTGGACCACTAAAAATGATACTAATACTACCTATAGTTTTGATGGCAGAGGTCTTGCTGTAAATGATGTTAAACTTGATCTTACTGCTGGAGGATCTGGATCTGGCGTTCAAACTATTACACTTGCTGGACAAAATGCAACTACAGTTACTTACGATAGTAACTCTCGTTTAGTTAGAATTTCTTCCACTGACACCAATACTACCTATGGATTGTCTGCAGTAGATGGTATTACTGGTAAAAAAATTATCAGAGTTTCTGGTTCTGATTCAACTACAAATGATGTAATTTTGGTTGCTGGTTCTAATATTGATCTTAGCAGAAATAATAATGAAATTACTATCAATACACTTCTTTCTGGAACAATAAGTGGTCCTGTTTCTTCTGTCAATGGGGCAATTGCTTTATTTAATAGCACTGATGGAACTACTTTAAAAAATTCTAATGTTACAGTAACTACTTCTGGTGCTATTGTAACTCCATCTGGTGTAGCAAATTTACTTCCATTTTATTATTCCACTCAAGCAAACTTTCCTAACCCCACTCAATATAAAGGAGCAATTGCATACTCTGATAATGGCGGCAATCTTTTTTATGCAACCAATGCACAATGGAATCAATTAGCAAAACTTTCTGATATATCTCCAGACACTAATACTACTTATAGTGTATCAGCAGTTGATGGCAACACATCTCAGAAAAAACTTATTCGTTTAACTGATTCAAATGCAATCACTGATGATGTAACTTTAGTTGCTGGTAATGGCATTTCTTTATCGAGAACAAATGATGAAATTACTTTTGCATCTAAAACTTATAATATTTCTGCAGAAATTGGTAGTGGGAATGCAGTAAACTTACGCCTTAGTGATTCTTCATCTGGAACTGATGATGTTACTTTTGCTGGCGCTAATGGTATTGTATTAACAAGAACTGATCAAAATACAATTTCAATTGGCACTACAAATTCTGGTATTACTCAATATACTGATGCAAATGCTAAACTTGCTGCATTTACTGCATTAAATAATGGCACAAAATCTGGTATTAATTTTGTTTATGACTCTAATAATAATGTAATTAATACAATTGTTACTGCTAGTGGCACAGGAGGGGGCGGATCTGCAATTCTTTATGATTTTTATGGAACAAATACCACTAGCAATCAAGTAATTTTAAATCTTGATCCTAGTGATGGTACTACTGATACAGTAGAATTTGCTGGTGCTGGAGGAACTACAGTTTCTTGGGATAACATTAATAAAAAAGCAACTATTATTAGCACTGCTCCTGTTAATGCTGATTGGAATGCTAGTACTGGATTAGCACAAATTCTTAATAAACCTTCTATTCCAGCAGCATATACACTTCCAACTGCTTCAACTTCAGTTCTTGGGGGAGTTAAAATTGATGGAACTACAATTACTATCACTGCAAGTGGCATAATTAGTGCAACTCCTGGTGCTTATGTTTTACCAGCGGCAACACCAACAACTCTTGGTGGTATAAAAATTGGTGCTGGCCTTGATATTGATGGCAATGGTGTAGTCACAGTTACTGCTAGTGGTGTGGGAGGAGGATTAGTTACTCGTCAAGCATTAACGGGAACTACATCATCACTTGTCAATAATGCCACCGCAGAACTAAATATAGTTGGATATAAATCATATACTTTATTGAAGATTCAAACATCAGCAGCAGCATGGGTCAGAGTTTATACAGACGATGCATCCAGAGATGCTGATGTTACAAGAAGTGAAGGACAAGATCCTGTCGCTGGATCTGGTGTCGTAACCGAAGTGATAACAACTGGAGCACAAACAGTTCTTATTTCTCCTGGTGTAATTGGTTTCAATAATGATTCCACACCTAATACAAATATTTACCTTTCTGTTACCAACAGAAGTGGTTCAACAACTTCCATTACTGTAACCCTTACCGCAATTAGATTAGAGGCATAAGATGGCAATTTTAAAAAGCGTTGTTCAAGTTAATAACGGAAACACTGGTTGGACGAAAACAAATGTCCTGGATGCATTAGAAAATACTTTTGCTAACTTGGGATTTCATGGAGGATCACAAATAAATGGAGTTGTTTGTTGTGCTCTTGCTCCTGGTTCTGACCTTCCCTATAATAATAATTTTATTAATAACACCGCCTGGAGAAATTGCGGTGGCGGTGAAGCGGGAGGAAACGCATCTTATATTGGATCTACTTATTATACATATCAAGTTACTGTAAGTGGATCAACATATTTAATGCAACAAACTGCAACTTGTACCGAGGTAAATTATAATTATACTAATACTTTTGTTGTTGATCCACTTGCAATTGCTACTGGAGACCCGATTATTTACAATTCAACCGTTACAATTAATATTTCGGGAGGAGGATCTTTAGTAAATGGTAGGACATATTATGTAATTGCAGATCTTTCTAATAGAATAAAATTAGCAACCAGTCAACAAAATGCTTTAGACGGAATTGCTATTAATTTTTCAAATTATGTATATCCTGGTAGTGGCGCAACGATAACATTTACAATTGGTCCACTTTTGCAAAATCCTAATCTTACCGTTAGGCAATCTGATGTTATTATTTTTTCAATAAACGCTGCAGGGCATCCGCTTTTTATACAAGATACAGCAGGGCAGTATAATTCAACAAGAGTATTGAATGATACTAATTATCGTTCCAGTACTTATGTTTCCTACAGATCCACGCCAACAAATCAGGGTGTGCAATCGGGAACTGTAATTTTTAATACATTAGGATGGCGGCAGGGAAATTATTATTATGTCTCGCAAAATAATGCATCATTAACGGGAACTATCACAGTTCTTCCTAATACTTATACTTACTTAGATGCTTTCACTACGGAACCCCCATATTGGGATTATACTGTTCCTCCTTCTGGATTGAGAAGCTCTTTACAGGTTCGTGTCTATAGATACCCAAGAAATTATTCTTATCCTAAAGCAATAGCTGGTGTAAAAGTATTGTCCATTAATACTAGCGGTTGGTCTACAAATGAAGTATTTACTATTCCTGGCAATCAAATTGGAGGATCAACACCAGCAAGTGATTTAATTTTTGGTGTTAATAATTCTACAACTCCATCAATTGTCACAACAAATTTAGGCGCAGGAGTCAATTTCTATCAAAAATTTACCAATCAATCAAAAGCAGTTCTTAAAATTGTCAATGATGCTAACAAAACTTACGGAACAACTTATTACGGAATTGCATTTGACCCAAATACTAATTATAATATGATGATTGTTTCTGGATCATCATGGGAACATTTAAACTGGAATCCTTCTTCTTCTTCTTCCAATAATAGCGGCAGATTTGGCGGTACTATGGGATTAGATTATTCTACATCGTTTAATACATTATTTACATACGATACTAGTTATAGTGATGCTCAAAGTTTTGCCACATCTTCCACTCCAACAGCCTACCCGCTAAAAATAGTCACATACAGAGCACAGGCTCCCCAAGATACTAATTTTGCAATTATTCAATTTGTACAAACAATTAATGCTGTAGACATACCATATTTTACTTTTTTCTTACATAAAGGAACAAATTATGGTTCTGGAATTTGGGATTTAAATCATGTTTGGCAAGGTTCATATAGTAGTATATATCCAACTACCGCAGGCCGAGGCGAAACTATTGGTATGACTATTTGTGGTCCGTCAAGATATATGTCTTCAGAAGAATCGAATAACATGTATGCAGTTAGAAGAGAAGCACTTTACGGATATTTTAGAGATGCAACTGATATTTCAGAATTTCAAGCTACTATGTTTATAAAAAATAATTTATTTAGTGATAATATCCCAAACTCACGGACGACTAATTATAGTGATAATCAATCCCCCGCCACCGCACTTGGTTATTATAGAAATGCACAATATGATAGAGTGACTTTTTATCCTTCTAATAGTTATTCCATTAATCTTAATGATTTCCAAAGCACCTATACTGTTTCTTCTTCTGCTAATTTTTATAAACCTCTTAAAGGAATTCCTTTGACATCATTGTTTGCACCATGCCCTTATTATTTACCTGATGATTTTGTTGCTATACCTTTTGTCGTAAGCCCAGGTCTTACGCAATTTAGACCAGGAGACACAATTACCGTTAGTGAATCAGAAGTATATGAAATTATAACGGCGAGTTTTTCTATTAATCAAACAACATATGATAATGTTACAAGTAATACTTCCAAAGGAATTGCATTCTGTGCGAGGACAACTTGATGGCTAATTTTAATTTTTCTGTAGCAAGTGGTGTAACTCCTGCTATGAGTTCTGCAATTACATATTTTAATTCTGCCGTAGTATTGCAACCGACCACATCAACTCCTTTAGTTACACTCACATTTTCCTCTGTAGATAGAATAGATGATCCTTACGCGCCAGTAGAATTGGGCATTTTTATGACGGGATTATCTAAAGCAATTGCTATGAATACTCCCAGAAGACCATCAGGCGGGCAACTTTATCCACGAGGTAATCAATAATGTCAAGACTTAAGGTAGATGAACTTGTAAACTTTGCAGAGACGGGGGCACCTGTTGCGATTGAGGGACTAACAATTGCTTCTGGAAAGAAGTTTAAAATTCTTGGTAGTAGAACTATTGCATCTGCAACTTCATCTGGTCAAGAGGGAGAAATTTGTTGGGACTCTAGTTATCTTTATATTTGTGTAGCAACTAATACTTGGAAAAGAATTCCTTTAACTTGGTAGGAGAATAATCATGACCAGCAGAATAAGAGCAGATATTATTTTAAATAGAAATGCTGATGGTCCAGTTTTAGCATCGGAAGGAATTATTATATCAACAAATAAAAATGTTACTTTTTCTGGCGGTACTGTAATTAATCAAAGTGGAATTACTACCAGTTCAATTTCATCAACAACGATTACTGCATCTGGGTTTTCTGGTTCGGGAGCAAATTTAACTCAAGTACCCGCAGGAAGTTTAACAGGATTAGTTTCTCCCACTATTTTAGGTTCTGGTACTGCAAACAGCGGCACTTATCTTAGAGGTGATGGTACGTGGGCAGCTGTC